GTAGCAACGTAGTTTTAGTGCACTGGACAAGTGCAACATTTATACGTTGATGCCTGTAACGGTCTGAGACGGTAGCAGCGCAGTTTTAGTGCATCGCATAGATGCAACGGTGGAGCGCCCATCGGTGTTCACCATCTTGGGTGGTAGCAACGAAGTTTTAGTGCATCGGATAGATGCAACCACATAAATGTTGTCTTTGCCCATCTCGGCACCTCGTAGCAACGAAGTTTTAGTGCACTGGACAAGTGCAACCCGTTCGTCCAGAGAGCATCATCGGAGACATTGGGCGTAGCAACGCAGTTTTAGTGCACTGGACAAGTGCAACTTAATGTCCTCAGGCTTATTCTTTATGGACAGGCGTAGCAACGCAGTTTTAGTGCACTGGACAAGTGCAACCTGTCGTCAACACGGAGAAATACAAAAAGCCGATGCAGTAACGCGGTTTTAGTGCACTGGACAAGTGCAACATAGTCGGGTTCCCACTCCATTGGGAGATTATTGTAGCAACGCAGTTTTAGTGCATCGGATAGATGCAACTGTATACGTCTGACGAAGAAGTGGACATTCCACCGTAGCAATGCGGTTTTAGTGCATCGAATAGATGCAACCCGGTAATCGCGACAACCTCGCGCCTCATGAGCACGGCAGCAAAAAAAAGGAATCGGTTACGCCACTTTCTTCTTGGGGCGTCCGCCAAAATAATGATCGCGTGGGTGGCTTTTTGCCGCCAGCTTAGAGAAGTATTCTGTACCCTTCTTGCGCACCAGATTGTTGCCGGCAATGGCGGCAATCTTTCTATAAAAATCTGGATCGGCTTTCGTCAACTTGGTTTTCTTTTCCATGCGCGCAGCATAAGGCAAACTCCGCTGCGCGTCTACTCTAATTTTTTACAGTAGACAAAAAATTGGATTCAGACTATCTCTCAAATTATTGAGGACGCTATGAGAGATTCTGTCGTTCCTTCTATCGAACAAATTACGCCTAAATCCAAACAGCGCCGTCAGATCCACGTCTCTGCGCTGAACATGGCCGCAGATTGTGGCCAGCGCTTCCTTTTCTGCTACATCCTCGGCATCAAGTCGCCGCCGAACGCGTTTCTGCTGGTGGGCAAATCCACAGACGAATCGGTGACGCAGGATCTCGACCACAAGATCGAGACAGGGGAGCTGTTGAAGCGCGACGACGTGCTCGCGATCTCGGCCGCCAAGTTCGAGCAGGAGCAGAAAAACGAACCCATCGAACTCGATCAGGACGAGAAAAAGGATGGCAAAAGCCTGGACCAGGTATTGGGCGAGGCAAAGGACAAGGCGATTTCTTTGTCCGGATTGCACCACGACGAGGCGGCACCGAAAATTCAGCCAGTCCGCACACGCCGTAAATTCTCCGTGGACATGGACGCTTTTTTGCGCTCCCGGGCAAAAGAATTGCACGCTTCGGCAGAAGCGACGCCCGACAAATACGCGGCCAATATCCTGCACGCACAGGCGCGGTCATTAAATGCCGCTGCCCGCACAGGCGTTGATTTCGTGGGTGAGCAGGACGTGCAGGAAATTGTGCATGACGGAGATAAGGAATTGCTCGTCATCCGTGACACAAAAACATCGGGCAAATCGCCTATTCCGTCCTATATGGACGGGAACAATAAAGCGGGCACGGCCGATGATTCCGAGCAGCTTACTGCTTATTCCCTAGCCAGCTACGTCGTGGACGGGAAATTGCCCGACAAAATGGTGTTGGATTTTCTGGTCCGCACCAATGCCGCGAAGCCGACATTAAAATACGTGCCCACGATCACCACACGCGACATGGACGACGTGCAGGTATTTTTAAACCGCTTCACCAATTTGATCCACGCCATGAAAACCGGCGTCTTTGTGCCGGCCAACCAAAGCTGGTGGGGTTGCGATCGCAAATGGTGCGGATATCACCAGATCTGTCCGTTTGTGAGACATCCCGTACTGGTACAGATTGGCACAGAGGTATCCAAATGACGGATACGGAAAGATTTTGGTCAAAAGTTGACAAAAACGGGCCAATCCCAAAATCTTGTCCTGAACTCGGTCCGTGCTGGATATGGACAGCGTCAAGATCTCGTGGCGGATATGGAAAGTTTCGTATGGCTAATCCGCGACGGTATGTAAAAGCCCATCGGCATTCGTTTTTCTTAGCGCATGGCTATCAGGCGCTGAATGCGTGTCATCATTGCGACAATCCACCCTGCTGCAATCCCGCTCATTTATTTGACGGAACCAATCGCGACAATATGCGCGATTGCGTTAGAAAAGGCCGCACTTGCAAAGTCAGGCCTAGAGGTGAAAATAGTTCGGCCGCCAAGTTAACAGCGATCCAAGTCGCAGAAATTCGTCGCTTGCGCAAATCTGGCTTTTTTTTGAAAGACATTGCGGCTCGCTATGGGGTCGTATACCAAACCATTCAACGAATTATCGAGGGCAAGTCATGGAGGGAATCCAATGCCTGAAACAGCGATTGCAGTAAATGCGTCTGTCCCAGCCCAGCTTCAGGTAAGCCGGGAGTGGGAGAACGAACTGGATCTAGTGAAACGTACAGTGGCGGCCGGGTTGACGGACGAAGAATTTGCGCTGTTTTGCCACGTAGCCCGTATGCGGCATCTGGACCCATTGCAGCGGCAAATCCATGCCGTAAAGCGCTCGACCTGGGACACAGAGAAGGGCGGCTATGCAGACAAGATGACCATCCAGACTGGTATCGACGGCTACCGCGCGATCGCCAACCGGACGGAACTCTATATGCCTTCTGAAAAGCTGCCGCTGGTGGAAGACACGGGCAAGGAAGATCTTCGCGTGACAGTTTGGGTAAAGAAGTTCTCGCGAAACGATAATGCTTGGCACGAGTTTGGTGCGACTGCCTTCTACCGGGAATTTGTGCAAACAAAGCGGAACAGAAACACCAACAAGGTTGAACCGAACACAATGTGGGAAAAAATGCCGATAAATCAGCTCACAAAGTGCGCCGAGGGGCTGGCACTTCGGCGTGGTTGGCCGGAGGAGCTGGGGCAGATCTATGTGGACGAAGAACTGCCAACGCAGGAACCGGCATTTCTGCCGCCAGAAAACCACAAGCTGGACAAAGCCCGGCGCGAGCTGGGCACGCTCAAGGTATCTTCAGAACCCAATCGCGGCCATGGCCATGAAGGAACGCAGCGGGCGCCAGAGGCGGAGATTTGCGCGGAGTGCCGCACCCTGAATGGCCACACGGCGGACTGCTCGCTGGGCAAGAAGGCGAGTCAGAAAAAGCCCAGCAAGCGGGAAGAATGGGAGACGCGGCCTGGCCATGACCCCAAGATCCATATTTCTTTCGAAGATGCCGTGACGCTGTTCGATATTCAGCGCAAGCTGAACCTGACAGAAGATCAGATCAAGGCGTTTCTCGACAAGGAGTTTGAAGTTCAGCATCGGTACTTGATCCGGCAGGATCAGTTCCAGCAAGTGCTCGATGCCATTCAAGAACAGTTTGGCAAAAAGCAAGAAAAGGGCAGTGATCCTGCGGACAAGTTGTTCCTGTAAGCCCATGCCGGCCGTGGTAGAGAACGCAGATGTTTATTGTTCTTGGCCACGGTCGCATAATAGGGGAGAAAAAGCGCAAAGAAAGCGTATGATTTTTGCGTAATAAAAATAGCACCAAGGAGCTGTGTCAATATGCCATTACGCATGATGGATCAAACCAAGGCTTTCCCGAAAAAGTCGCATATCGATCAATATAAGCCGTTGATTGATGCGGCGTTGAATGCATCGCTGGGAGAAGACGGTCTGCCGAAGGTCGCAATTGAAGACTTTGCCAACGCTATTTTGGCGGCAAAAGCAGCCAATGTGATCCGAACCTTCAGCAGTGCCAACAACCACAATTTGTGGGTTTCGTGCCCGCCAAATTCCAAAAGCGTTTATGTCTACAAATCGAATAAGCCACGTCGGACGCGGACGAATAATCATGTTGCCCCTTCCACCGAGCCAGAAGCGCCGAAGGCACCTGAGGCCCCTACGGCTTGAACAACACGCTCATTTGAAGGCATTGACAGTGGCGCTCACGAGGCATAAACCGAGCGCCACCGCGTAAGCCGAGGGAAAGATGCTCGGGGGAGGGAAGACCATGATGCCTAGCCAGGAATTCACCAAAGCATTTGAAGCGCTTTTGAAGCAGCATGATATTCACTCTGCGGTTTTGTGCTGGGTTATGCAGGATAGCAACGACCCCGAGGTCGTGGAGGGGGATCACTTTTTGTTTGGCTGCCCGAAGTGCGCCGGGAGAATTCTGGCCCATACGGCGTTTCACCTGGATGATCCATGGAAAGAATCGTTTTCCAAAGAATTTTCAAACCAGGTTCTGGATCAGCTGGCCCTTTACGCGATGCCAACCCCAAGTGGCTCCCAAAAGCCGAATTGATCCTGTGCGCGGTGGGGGCAGTCCGGATTCCGGACTGCCAAAAAACAGTCTTGACAGAAAATCGGAACGGAAGTTCAATGCAAACAGGCGGGTAGTTCTTGCCTGTGCTGGTGCCGCTTCTGAACTGGTGCTCTTCATAAGCGGTTATTTTGCAAAGGGCTGGTCTCTCCTCGGTGGCTGGCCCTTTGTTATGTGCCTCTTTGCACTCTAAAAATCTTTTTCACGTTATTTTACATTTTTTGCTGCTTTATGCTACACTTCCGATGAATTCTGTTTCAAAAAGGGATAGTTAATGCAAATTGATTGAGAATGAACAGTTTGTAGAAGCATGAAGGAGTACAGCAAATGGGTATCGCATCTGCAGAACCACCGCTTGAACCTCTGATCGATGCCAAAGAAGCGGCCAAATATCTCGGCTTTAGCGTGAACACGATTAAGCGCTGGGCGCATGAAGGCAAAATCCCTTGCATTGCTTTTGTGATTGGTTCCAATGGCAAGTGCACATACCGTTACCGCGCCTCCGAATTAAAAGTATTTTTGCAGACGCTAGAACAACGTCCGCACTCTATGACTATACTTACGCTAGAGAACAGGGCATGCCTCTGAAAAGTATGTCGGCGATCGCTCTCAGTGATCGCCGACATACTTTTTGAAAGAAAATCCGATGCTGGGACATTTTTGGGGGCACTTCTTAAAAAGCAAGGAATAAGTCCTTTGTTTTGTTCGTTCTAAGTATTCCGTGGTAGGACACAACTCCACATATATAATCTAAACTTATCTCGACGTTTCTCCCCTGTTTTTACCCTTCTAACCCATTTAGAACAAAGGATTTCTCCTTTTTGCCTATCGACTTTTTGAATCATTAGCGTTTAGGAGAGTTGGGGACGATCATCTGTAAACGGCGCTTTTCTGGGGGCATTTTTTGGTACACTTTGACTCATGCGGTGTGCCCCCAATACGCCATCGGGGAGAAGGAACAGGTAGAAATCATGAAAATAGTGGGTGAACTTTCAAACTTGCAGTGTGAAAAGGCAGCGGTTAAGCCCAAGCCCTACAAGATTTTTGACCACGGCGGTCTTCATTTGCTCATCGCACCGACTGGTGGAAAGCTGTGGCGCTGGAAGTACCGCTGTGAAGGCAAGCAGAAGCAAATGGCCTTTGGCAAATATCCTGACGTATCTTTGGCCCAGGCACGGCTCCTCCACGCCGAGGCGCGGGCAAAGCTGGCCGCTGGCACCGATCCTATGGCAGAGCGCCAGGAAGCCAAGCATGAGCTGCGAGAAGCGCTGGCTGCGAAGAAAAAAAAGACAGCGACCGAGCCGAACTTTGAAAATCTGGCGCGGCAATGGTTTGCTTGGTGGAAAAACGACAAAAACCAAAAGTATATCGATAGAGTTCAACGTCGGCTGGAAGGCGATACGATTCCGCGACTTGGTAAAATGCGCCCGGAAGACATCCAGCGCCTGGATATTGTGGATGCGATTAGAGCAACAGATGATCGGGGTTCACATGATAGTGCTCGACGCAATTTGCAGACGATTCGGCAGATTTTTACCTGGGGGCAGAATAATGGAATATTGGACGGGAACAGTCTGAATCCCGCCACGAGTATCCGTTCAGAGGACATTCTTTCCAGAACCGTGAAAGGGCATTTTGCGCGTATTTCGCTCTCTGAATTGCCTGCTCTAATTCAGAAGATGGATCAAAACACCGGCTATCCCGTGACGTGTCTTGCTCTGAAACTGATGAGTCTGACCTTCTTGCGTACTACAGAATTACTTTCTGGACGCTGGGAAGAAATCGATTGGGAAAAAAAGCTGTGGGCTATTCCTCCGCAACGGATGAAAGGCAGGAGACAGGAAAAGAGAGCGCACTTGGTTCCACTTTCGCGGCAGAGTCTTGATGCGTTCAAGCGACTCTACGAACTCTCTGGTTCTGGAGAATATATGTTTCCGAGTATTGGTGGCCACGCATCAAAGACGATCTGCAGCAACATCCTGCTGCATACGCTGAAACGCCTTGGCTATCATCGGACGATGACAGGGCATGGATGGCGAGGTCTTGCATCGACCTATCTGCACGAGAAAGGTTTCAATCATCTTCACATTGAAACGCAACTTTCCCATGTTTCTGGAGCTGGCGATACGGTTTCACAGGCTTACAACTATGCGCAATATCTTGAACCGCGTCGACAAATGATGCAAGCCTGGGCAGATTTTTTGGACGAGTGCCGCAATAAAGCAACGCGAGAAATTCCCGCCGCCTAACAACAAAATTTAAAAAAACGAGCCGGCCGCGAGGGGAAAATACCCCGTGCGCCGGCCTTTTTACCTCGACGTTTTAGCTCATTCTCGACTTATCTCGACTTATAGCATTAGTTTTAAAAATTCCGCTTGCAAAGCAAAAAAAAACGCGAATAATCACGGTAGTTTCGCTTGAGGATATTGAGATGAAGAAACCTACCGAGGTACCAGGATCGCCAGCGATTCTGCGTAAGAAGCAAGTGGTAGCGATGGTCGGACTGAGCGCTAGCACGATCTATTCACTCCAAAAGTCGGGTTCTTTCCCCGCTCCGGTAAAGCTCAGCATGCGTGCCATGGGTTGGCTGTCTGCCGACATTGATCACTGGCTGGCCGAGCGTGCTGCCGAGAGAGCTGCGTAACTCCCACACCTAAAAATTGCATTGAATCGATGCGACTTTGCCACTCTGCTTTCTTGAGCGGCCGGGGATTCTTTGCGCATTTTTTCAAGAAACGCAGGAAAAGATGATGCAGATTGACGCAATGCGAGGCAGATGAAACTTGATGGATTCCAAGGTCGACATTTGGATGCCGCTGTCAATCGGCGATTACCTCGCAGATACGTCCCACCTGGACACAACCCAGCACGGAGCGTATTTGCTGCTGCTGATGCACTACTGGCGAAAGGGACCATTGCCGAATGATCCCATGCAACTGGCGAACATCGCCAAGCTCTCAATGGATGCTTGGAGCATAAACCAAGCATTGCTTATGCAATTCTTCGCACTCGAAAAAGATGGATTACTTCATCAAAAACGCAGTGACCTAGAAAGAGAAAAATGGATGCGAAAACGGGCAAAAGCGCAAGATAAGGCGTCAAAAGCCGCAAAAGCGCGTTGGAACGATGCTTTAAGCATTACTCCAAGCAATACTCAGAGTAATGCACAAGCAATGCTTGGCTCATGCCCGTTACCTTTACCTTTACCTATATCTTTATCGTCACCAAGTCCGCTGCTTAGTGACGAGGGGGAAAAAAAGAAAAGCGCCCCGCGCAGCGGACAAAATGCTTTTTTGTCGCCTGCGGCGAACGCTTCTTTAAAAAATCCCCTTCCGATTTCCGATCAATCCTGGATGATTGCGCGAGCGGTGATTGAAGGAACTAAAATCACCACCCCTTGGGCTGTAGATCAAATTGCGCAACAGGCTGAATGCGAGTTGAAAGATCATCCTGACGATCTTGATGGAATTCGCGACGGAATGATCCGGGCTTGGCATACGTACATTGCCTGTGCCAAAGCTGGCAAGCTACGCGCTTCTCCGATGAGTGCGCAAAAGTTTTTTGGCGAAGGCATTTGGAAAACATCTTCGATGTGGGGCTTGAAAAAAGGCATGAAGGCCTACGAAGGCACGTATGCAGCTTAGCTTCGACCAAATTCGGCACTACTTCGAACACCGCCACCCAGGGCAGCACATTCCGGCGCGTGAGAAGGCTGCCGTGCGTTGCGCCTTCCACGACGAAGCGACTCCATCCTGCACGCTCTTCCTGGACGGGAACGGCGGCTTCAACTGCCACGCCTGCGGCGCCAAGGGCAACGTCTTCCAGTTCGAAGCGCGGTTCTCTCACTGCTCGCTGGAGCAAGCCGAAACCAACGTGGCTGAAATTACCGGAGCCGCGCCGGTGGCACGCCGTGAGGGTGAGATGCAGCTCGGACCCCCCGTGGCGATCTACGACTATCGCGACGAGAACGGATTGGCACTGTTCCAGAAGCGGCGTTACCAGCCAGAGATTGGCGAAAAGACCTTCCGCGTTTTCCGGCTGGTGGATGGTGCATGGAAGCCGGGCATCGACGCCAAGGAAGGCGAACGGACGCGGCGCGTGCTCTACAACCTGCCGCATCTGGTGAAGGCAAATATCGTTTTTTTCTGCTATGCGCCGGATACCGAAGTGCTTACACCGTCTGGCTGGATTCCGCTTCCGCAATTAACGGTTCAGCATACGATTGCGCAATATACGCGTGAAGATGAATCGATTCAGTGGGTACATCCAAGCGCTGTGCAGAAATTTGATTTTGACGGAAACTTAGTTAACTTTCACGGACGTTGGTGCGATCTTTTGGTGACTCCAGAACATCGCACGCTGATACGCCGAAAAAAGGACCAAAAAAGTTACAGCGATCCTGTGGTGGTTGCTGCCGACGATGTTCGTTCTTGTTGGCAATTGCCCACTTCGGGCATTTCAACAGGTGAAAACGCTGATGTGCCGACGATTGCCGAAGCGCGGCTACTGGTAAGTATTCAGGCGGACGGAATCTATCCGCGTGGTTATCAACTGACCTGGAATTTGAAAAAGGAGCGCAAGAAAAAGCATCTGCGTTCATTGTTGATGGCGTGCAAATTGTCGTGGCGAGAAATGGAGTTTAAATCTACGCCAGGATGGACATTGTTCATCTTGGAAAATCGGCAAAAACTTCGCATGCTGCGTTTTCTTCCAGATAAAAAATTTAGCTGGGAGATGCTAAATTGGCCTGTTTCGGTGCGTACAGCGGTTTTGGACGAATTGCGCTATTGGGATGGTGATGGTATTGGAAGCAATGGCTTGCGCTATTTTACGGCAGATGAAAATAATGCACAGATCATCAGCGCATGCTGTGCGATTACTGGCCATTCTTGTGTGATGACTGTGCGGGAAAGACAAAGACAGAACAGTCACACAGAATACATTCTCAATTTGCAGCCAAAAATGTGGCGGCAATGCATTGGCGTAAAAGGCAAAGCGTATACATCGAAGCCTTATGCCGGGGAAGTTTATTGCTGCACTGTTCCATCGGGTTTTATCGTAGTGCGCCGCAACGGAAAGTCAATGGTTTGTGGACAATGCGAGGGCGAAAAGGATGCGGACAATCTTCTGGAAGCCGATCTTTTCGCCAAGCATGCCTTTTCAATTGCCACGACGACGACCTACGACGGTGCATGGCAGAAGGGGCATTCGCCGAAGTGGCTGGACTCTTACGCGCCGTACTTTACCGGCAAGCAGGTGATGATCTTCGCCGACCACGACGAGCCTGGCCAGATCTACGCAGAGACGGTTGCGGCTTCCGTTGCTCCCTTTGCCTATGCCGTGCGCGTGATCTCCTTCCCGGAGATGCCGGAGAAAAGCGACGTCAGCGACTTTTTGAAAGAACACACCGTGGCCGAGCTGGAGAAGCGAATTGTGGAATCGCCTCTCTGGGTGGGAACGGATGCCAAGAGAGAGAACTGGCTGGTGGACGCTGTGGAATGGTCCATGACCGCCGATGCGGAAATCGAGTGGCTGGTGGATGGCGTAATCCAGGTAGGCGGCAACGGCATGATTGCGGCCGAGCCGAAGACTGGAAAATCCCTGGCATCGCTCGATCTGCTGCTTTCATTGGCCACAGGCAAGCCGTGGCTGGGGTGCAAGATTCCCCGCCGCATCCGCACGGCCTACATCAGCCGCGAGGATTCTCCGATGCTGACCAAGGTGCGCATGCAGGCGTTGCTGCGCGGAAAAGGCATTGACCCTGGGGAAGACCCGACAGGCTGGCTGTGGGTGAACACGCGCGAACAGCTTGGCGACTTTGACGTGGACAACGACGACCAGCTGACGCACATGGCCGAAGACCTGAAAGAGCGTGGCGTGGAGTTTGCCATCTTCGACGTGCTGAACCGGCTGCACAACCGCGACGAGAACAACAACACAGAGATGGCGCAGGTGGTGAAAAAGATTGGCCAGATGGGCCAGCAAGCCGGTTGTGCCATCGGCGTGATTCACCACGTGAGCAAGGAAGCTGGCAACGGTCGCTTCTTCACGCGCATTCGCGGAGCAACTTCGATTCACGGCTGGACGGAATGGTCCATCGGTTTCTCGATTGAAGACGCTGGAGAGAAAAAGATGATCCGTCGCGCCGAGTTTGAAACCAAGGCGGCTGAATCTCGTGAGCCGATCTCCTTCACCATTCAGCACGGCGGCGGGAACTTGGCTTTGGTGCCGCTGGAGAGGGGACCAATTCCGTTTGATCCCAATGTTCATGCATCGATTGAGAGGTATGACTAATGGCTAAAACCGATGTAACCGTGACGATGAATCCGTTTGAGTTGGTACTTTTTCGGCGGGCATTGGCCAGAGCCGCCGACGAGCATCTGCTGGATCGCACTTGGGCGCTGCAGCGGATTTGCGCGCTTGACGTTCTGCGCTGGAATGCAGAGGAAAAAACGAAGAAAGCTGTTTACCGGTCTGTGGTGGTGCGCAGACGGAAAGTGGCTTGAGGCTGCCATGAATATGCGCAAGTTGAAATACGTGCATCGGTTTGGGCTGTCAACCAAGCAGGCGGATAAGTTGCCACCCCTTTTGGACCAGCTCGACCGATGCGCCGACGATGCATCGCGGCGCTTGCTGTTGGGAATTTCGAAGCAGCAAAAAATCCATCCAAAGTTGAAGAATACGCAACGAGCGGCAGCATAAACAGAGAACTGCGAGGCGAGCGTGTATCGAATCTTGGAAGGTGACGTGACGGAAGTGCTCCGCACTTTGGCGACAGAGAGTGTGCAGTGTGTCGTCACGTCGCCACCTTACTGGGGACTGCGGGATTACGGCACTGCGACATGGGATGGCGGCGATCCTGACTGCAAGCATGTTGCTCATACCATTCGTACTGGCTTGGGGCTGGCGGCGTTGGGTGAGCGGTTCCGTGGCGGCGGCCATAAGCAAGGCGAAGTAACCGAGATTCAGTATCGCGATGTATGCGCGCAGTGTGGTGCGGTGCGTGTGGATCAACAGATTGGTTTGGAAAAGACACCTGAAGAATATGTCGACAAGATGGTGGCGGTGTTTGGCGAAGTACGACGTGTGTTGCGCAAGGACGGAACGTGCTGGATGAATATGGGTGATTGCTACGCTTCGGGGGCAATCGGCGGTTCAAAAATTGGGATTAAAAATACTTTGCAAACGTGCTCACCTTCGGGTTACCACACTCTTCCCAAAACAGAGAATTTGGTTGCAGTACCACGTTCTGTTCCATGCGGAATGAAGCCCAAAGATCTTGTAGGCATGCCGTGGATGCTGGCATTTGCATTGCGTGCCGATGGTTGGTATTTGCGTCAGGACATTATCTGGGAAAAGCCAAATCCAATGCCGGAAAGTGTGCATGATCGTTGCACAAAGTCGCATGAGTATCTTTTTTTGCTGACGAAGTCGCCGCGATACTTCTTTGATCAGGCCGCAATCAGCGAGCCTGTTACTGGCAATGCGCATTCGCGTGGTACTGGCGTGAATCCAAAAGCAAAATGGAAGACACCAGATGGATGGGATACCAGCACAGGAAATGGTGGCCACGGATCTTTTCACAAGGAAGGCCGTGAAGATGGGTTCGTTGGATACCAGCCGAAACTGCGGCCATTGGGTGAAAAAGGATCGCAAGCAGACCCCGACGAAGTTCGCAGTGCGCGCGGTGCAGCATTTGGTCGCGGCGCTGGCTGGCGCGAAGCAGGCCACATCAAGCAGAACGAGAGTTTTAGCGCTGCCGTGAAAGATCTTGTGGAAACACGCAACAAGCGCAGCGTGTGGACGATTGCCACACAGGCGTTTCCCGAAGCACACTTTGCGACTTATCCGGAAAAGCTGGTGGAACCTTGCGTTCTGGCCGGAAGCAAAGAAGGCGATACCGTGCTGGACCCGTTTGCAGGCTCGGGAACTACGGGCGTGGTGGCACTGCGCTATGGCCGCAATTTTATCGGTATTGAGCTGAACGCGGAATATGCAGAGATGGCACGACGGCGCATTGAAGGTGACGCACCGTTGTTCAACAAACAGGAGAAAGCGGGATGACAACTTTTCCGGAAACACCTGCGGCCATTGCCGCTCGCCTGATTGAAGAAGACACGCAGATTGCTAAGTTGCTGGTGCTGGTGGTGCGCAAGGATGGGACGAGTTTTTCTTGCGACAACGGCTTGACGATCGATGAGGCCAAGACGTTGACCGTTCACTTTAACACCTGGCTCGACAAGTATTCGGGTCAGGAAGAAAACACGGATTGAGGAGAATCGGCATGGGTACAGAAGCGTTTCAAGCGAACGAGCACGCTCTGATGCTCGTGAACACAGGTGGGATTGCTCCGGCGAAAAGTCTTGATGAACGGCTGCACGAGAGTGATCGAGCAATTACCGAATCGTGGGTGGCGCTGAACAAGCGGTCAATGCTGATTGGCTGGGAGGGCTACTTCATCAAGCGCTACAACGGCTGGGAACGGTTGGGTTATCCCGACGAAAAGAGCTACCGCGCCAGCAAAGGCATTGGCCGCTCAACCTGGTACATGATGGTGGGTTTGGCGGAGCAGTTGCAGATGCTCAGCAAAGAGCAATTTCTTTCAATGACGATTGAAAACGCCGAGGAATTGGCCAAGGCCCCTTCTGCGATGCGTGCTGACCCTGCCTTGCTGAATGCAGCCGCCACCATGCAGGCGCGAGAGTTCCAAAGCGAAGTGGGGAAGTATGCGGCATTGGCCGAGAATACGTCGCCCAAAGACAGAAGCACCTCGGTGAAATGGAGCGTTAGACAGTCGCAACGCGAGTTCATCGAGAGCGGCCTTGAGGAATGGCAACACGAGCACGGCATTGACGACCCCGGCTATGCGCTGGAGCTGCTGCTTGCCGAATACCACGACAAGCCAACGCTGGTGGGCTTTATGGCCGAGTCGATTCCACGGTTGACGCGCGCAGTCACAGAAGCACACAGCGTGGAAGAGCTGGAAGCGCTGCGCACGTTATTCGCGGCGCACATCCAAGAAATGGGCGAGATTTTAAAGGTTTGCTGCGGCGAAAGCAGCGCGAGCGAGGAAGCGGCATGAGACAGCATGAGTTGTTTGGAAAACGGCTTGGGCGCAAGGCGATCAAAACAGATACGCGCACGCTGAAGTTTGCCAAGTATCTGACTCCAGCGTTGCCCACACCGCCCGCAAGCGCGGACTGGACCAAGGGCACTGCGCAATGGGGCATGATGCTCAACGACACGTTGGGTGATTGCACGATTGCCGGCTGTGGCCATGCCGTGCAGGTGTGGTCTGCCAACACCACCAGCATGATCACGATTGCCGATTCGGTGATTGAAAGCGCCTACGAAAGTTGGGACGGCTATGTGCCGGGAGACTCCACAACGGACAATGGCGGCGTGGAACTGGATGTGCTGACCAAGTGGCGCAAGTACGGCTTGGGTGGCCATGCCCTGGGTGCCTTTGCCTCTGCCGACTTCCAAAACCTGACCGAGATTCAGCAAGCCATTTTTTTGTTTGGCGGCGTGTACATCGGATTGAACCTGCCGGTGACGGCGCAGAACCAGACGGTATGGGATGTGACCAGCCAAACGGGCGAAAATGCCGAACCGGGAAGTTGGGGTGGCCACTGCGTCTTTGTGCCAAAGTACGATGCCGGGAGTTTCACCTGCATTACCTGGGGAGGCCCGCTGCAGATGACCAAGGCATTTTGGGATAAGTATTGCGACGAGACGTACGCGCTGATCGGCGCCGATTGGCTGACGACCGGCAAAGCTCCTTCTGGGTTTGATGCGGCAGCGTTGAACGCAGATTTGGATGCGATTCGCTAAAGCCGTCGCACGAGTTGGCCGTTCTGCATCTCCCGCTGCCGAAGGGAACGGATTGCAGTTTGATCCGCAGGGACGGCTTTGAGGGGGGGGAGATTGCTTCTATACAGCAATCTCCCCACTTTTCCAATCTCTGGATGGAGGTGATACGTGGGCACAACCTTAAGCTTGTTTTCTGACGCACGCAATGCGCAAATTCCGCCGCAGGTTCCAGTGAGAATGAGTAGCCGCGAGATTGCGGCGCTGACTGGGAAAGAACACAGGAATGTGCTGCGCGATATTCGTGCGATGTTGTGCGACCTTTATCCCCGGCCAGGAATCGATCCTTCGACCTTGAGCTTTGAAGAAAAGGGTGCTGCAAACTCTTTAGATTCAATAGCTCAAAAACGAGCTATTGAGAACAAAGGGGTTAACGTCTACGTGGATAACCTGGGTTCTATCGCTGAAATCCAGTTGCCGAAGCGAGAGACGCTGGTGTTGATCTCTGGCTACCGGGTGGATTTGCGCGCCAGGATCATTGACCGGTGGCAGGAGTTGGAAACACAGTTGGCCGGTCCGGCGTTGGTTGACTTGACCGATCCGGGCACTGCGGCTTTGGCGCTGGCAGAGCGCTATCGGCAGTACGCGGCCGAGTACCAGCTGCGGCAACAGCGCGAGCGGGAGATTGAAGCGCTTGAAAAGCAAAAGGCGATCATGGCTCCCAAAGCGCAAATTGCAGACCGGATTGCCACAGCCGATGGTTTGCACACCATGCTGGAAGCCGCCAAGATTTTGCAGACGGGACGCACCCGGCTGTTTGTCCTTTTGCGGTTAAAACAAATTTTCATTACTGATAACCTGCCGTACCAGCGCTACATCGAGTTGGGCTATTTTGTGGTAAAGGAAAAGACTTATTTTGAGGGTGGATTTGAACACTTGTATTCGCAGGTGCTAGTTACAGGAAAAGGGCTTAATTGGCTGGCTAGATTGATTGACAACGATGTAATGAGTTAGAGCATTTTTCCAATACACGTGCAGTGTTGAGTGGCGTGCAAGGTGGCTTTTTCTTAAGGAAAAATCCACTCGGCATCCTGCTTTCGCTCTACACCAATTGGAAAAATGCTCTAGTGGGAAGTTAGGTGGGAATGGGATTGGAATTATTGCTGTTGGTGGTAACTCTTGTTTTGGCTCGTGCGCTGCTTGTTCCACCTAAGAGGAAGTAACGGATGACGCTCAAAAAAGTTTACGCGTGCAGCTGCTGTGGGGTTGAGCACAAGGACGCCAACCATTGGTTTGTTCTTGTGTCGACGCACGTCGGCTTCCACTTGCAAACGTGGGAAAGGGCGGTGCAGGAGCACCGGCTCGACGAAGACGAAACCGAGCATGTGTGTGGGCAGGCTTGCGCGCACAAACTCTTGGATCGATTTATGGCTGGTGCCAAACCAGAAGTATTGGCACCTTAGTAACGCACAGGAAACCAAATTCCATCGAGGAGAAGATAATGCCAAATTTTGCGACTGTATTTTCAGGAGCACGTCAGCGCACCATCGATCGGTTGACGGGCCATTCTAGTGCATCGACAGACATCATGGTTGCGCCGACGGAAGAAGAAGCCTATCGGCTGACTGGCGTTCGATCCCTGCCATCCCTGCCGACCCTGCAGACAGAGCTTGCAGCGCTGCGGCAGAACAATGCGATCTACGCCCCGGCAATTCCGGCTCAGTGGCCATGGAATACGGACCTTTCACGCAGTGGCCAAGGAACCGGTGCGTCGGTAAGCTATGCGGGACTCCAGCGTGCGTACAGCTACTGGTATAGCAATAGCAGCGGTTCTTATACCCCGGTTGGCCAAGGCATATACGGTTTCAATGGGGGTGATACGGCAAATGCTATGACTCCGGCGCTTGAAGTGGTGGATGAGCCGAGCCGGGATATGTTGCAGCGGGTACCGGTGGAAGTCCAGGATCTGGACTTGACCGATCCACGGCAAAAGCTGGCGAGTGAAGCGGAAGCGCTGTTGGGCTACACCCCGCTGCGCCAGGAGCTGCGTACGCCTGGCACGCTGAAGCGGGTGCTGGCCAAGCTGGAAATTCAAGTGCTCGAAGAAAAGGGCGTTTCTGCGTACAAGAAGCAGATGGCTCAGCACTACAGCACCTCTGGCAAGATGTTCGACCCGACATGGCGGATTACGCCTTTGAAGGACTATCGCCAGCCGGTGCCGGAGTTTGCGCTGCAAAAGGCTATCGAGATCAAGCGCGAGCTGCCGGAAGCCATGTTTTACGTGGAACAGCTGGCAATTGATCCCTTTTTGATCGTGACGCTGACTCCGCTGCAAGACTTTATGACTTTTTCGCGCACCCTGACGCGTGAACTGGACCCGGAAACCGCCGCGTACGTTGAGGCGTGGTCCGAGCCGAAGTTTGAAGCGACGATGTGAGCACGCCCGCAGTGAGCAGTAAGTAGCTGACAGTTGAAACTGTTGGCCGCTTACTGTTTACTGAAAGGATGCGCGTAGGTTTTTGTTGGACAAAGGGGGCTCTTTATCATAGAGTGTCTTCGACAACCCTTTTTGGACTGTGCAGTAATGACCTGTAATGCCCTGGAGGAAACGAATGAGAAATCCATTGATGCGTGACAAGTTGGCAGCCGTTCTAGTATCCCCGAGCGATCAACTCCACCGAAAGACAGAGGTATTGATTGCATCTGCGATAAAGTCTGCTAGACGATCTCCAAAGAAGAAACCTATTTCCACTGTTTTCAAGAATCCATATCAGGCGATTGCCGGTACGCCTTTCACAAAAGAGCCTTCCGCGCCTCGGTATGTGACGCCGCCCAGTAGAAAAAATGCATTTTCTGTTCATGTGTACCCTGTTTCGCCGGAATTGGTAGAAAAGTCTGAACCTCCTTTGCCAGAACCCAAGGTGGAAGAACCAAAGATTGAAGAGCCAAAGGCCGAAGAAGTAAAGATTGAAGAGCCAAAAGTTGAAGAAACGAAGGTTGAAACCCCTGTTGCTGTTGCGCCGGAAGCGCCGCCACAACAGGCCCCGGCACCTGAACCTGTAGCCGAAATTCCTATTATTCCTGAGATCGAGGCACCTGCTGAAGTAGATGCACCTAAACTCAGCTTGGTTGCCACGGTGACACCGATTCGGCCGCCAGAAACTCCAGAGGTTTTGGTTTTAGATCCCAATGAAAAGGTGGTGGAAGAGCACCCCGGCCAAGAAGAGACGCCACAATCTGTTGCTGCGTTACCTCAGAGCCTCAAATGGTTGGAGCAATCGACGCCTTTCGATGGTCATTTACGTTCGATGGTGGACCAATTGCGCACGGCAAAGACGAGCGTCGTTTTTACGTTGGACCAATCTACCGCCCGACAAACTGATTTGAGAGCCCAGCTCGCCGTCCTTCAAGACAAACTGGACAAAGAAGAGTTTTTAGGTGAGCAGCAGCGCGAATATTTGCACCAGTTGGATGAAGTGATTGCAGCCTGTGCGCTGGTGGCGGAACAAAGCTCAAGTGTTGAATCCATCTTGCGGGCCCCTGCGCACACTGCGCATAAGCATCATGAGGGGGAAGAGAAGCGCCAATATCACAGGTCTTCCCTCAACTCTCCAACAGCGTGCCATCGCGAGGATGTGCTGAAGGTGATTAAAGAAAACCCTGGCCGCAAGTGGAGCAATGCCGAGGTTGTCCAAGCGCTGCCAGCAGCAAAACGTGCAAATGCCAAACAATATGTGTACGCGCTGTTGTCGACTTTGAATAGAGATGGCGTGATTCAACGGATCGCCCCCGGAATCTATGTTTGCCAAGAGCATAAGGATGCGGTAGAGGAGGCATGATGGGTACTGAGGACGAATCTGAACATCCGTGGATTGGCTCGTATGTTTTGAACGACGAAGGCAATCCGGTGCCCGAGCACGATGTGCTGAAATGGGCCGAATGGCTCGAAGCCCATGATCGCCATTTGGCAACCACCAACTTCAGTTGGGGGAAAGTCTCAACTATCTTCCTCGGTTTGGACGAAAGGTTCCTCTCATTTTGTCTGCAAGATCCGCTCCTTCACGAGCCGGTGCTTTGGGAAACGATGGTGTTTGGTGGTCCTCTCAACGGAGAACAGCGGCGGTATACCTCGAAGGAAGAAGCGTTAGAAGGCCATCGCCATCTGGTTGAAGAATGCAAGGAGGCAGAAAAGCATTGCGCCAGTCGCTTTAATCCAGCCCTAAACTGAGTGTTCCCTCGCTTCTTTAAAGTACCTGGAAATCGTTGCCTTTGAAACGCCGCAAACGGTGGCTATGGTGGTATACGACTTCCCTTTTGCGCGAAGCTCCTGAGCCCTTTCTTGGTCAAAGACGGCCGGAGGCCTGCCGGGGCCGAATCGTCCGTTGGGGCCTGGTGTATGCATCTGCTGTTGTTTCTCAATGCCAATGCGCGTTTTTTCTCCGATGTAAACGCTGTTTTGCTCAACCAGTAGGGCGATAATCGCGAACACTGTCTCCCTTGAGGTGTGGCAGGAATCCAGGTGCCGCTCTGTATAAGAACAGAATCCGACATTCCAACAAGAGAGTTTGTGCAGAAGCAATATGGTATTGTTGGCATTTTGACGAGTGAGCTGGTTGAGCGTCCAGAAGATGAGCGCATCAAAATGATGCTGTTTCGCGTCCAGCAGCATCTTCTTGTAAGCATCGCGATCCGCGCCCGGGGAGGTCACAAGATCGCGGTAGATGTGTGTCGTTCTCCAGCCATAGCGCAGTACCATCTCTTCCATGCGCTGAATCTGGTTTTCGGCGATGTGTGGATCATCCTTTATGGGGGTGCAACTGTAAATTGCAACACGCATCTGTATCCTCCTTGTGGGGACATTGTACCTGATATTTAGGCCAAACGTTCCTGAATGGTTGGCAAAAAAATGCTCAATTGGGTAAAGTGATGAAATGATTACCAATGGCGATATTTTGGTGTGTGATGTTTGCGGGGCGAAGGAAGTGTATGACAAGGCAAAGCCTTTGCCTGAGCGATGCTGGAATCGCAAATGCAGAAGTTGGCGTTGGAATTCTGGGGGAGAAGATCGGCGGACGTGGCCACGTGTAAAACCGGAACAGACACAAGTGAAACCTCCGAAAAGTTAAAATGTTCTGTCGCTTTTAATTTGCGCCCATAATGCGGGAAAATCCTATGTTCTATGATTTTTGTGGTTTTTTCGGTTCAAAATGGGTATTGTGGAAAGCGATTAAAATTTGGGAGCATCGAAATCGCTCAAAAATTGCGGACCGAGGACAGAGATGGAAGAAGAGGTAGTTCTGCGAGTGGATTTGCGCGCGTTGCGCAACGAAGCTGGTCTTTCGGCGGATCAAGTCGCAAAGCAGTCGGGGATTGCTGTATCCGTGGTGAAACGACTAGAGCTGAATGGTGCTGTAAGCTTGTCTACCGCGTTGAAATTGGCTCGTTTTTTGCATCTTTCCGTGGAGGATATTTGGGAGATCAAGAACAAGGAGAACTGAAGCCATGGGGGACGTTTGGGCGCTTTTTGGAGCTACCGTGGTGAGTTGCTGCTTGGCTCTGGGCGCTTGGCACTTTGCGGATCGCTTCGCGCGCTGGCTTGAAGAAAAAGTGAGAGCCCGGAGCAAGTGAGGTGGCGTTGTGAAAACCATTATTGCTGGCAGCCGAACGATGACCGATATACAGCTGCTTTATGATGCGATTCGCGAATCTGGATTCAAGATCACCGAAGTGGTATGCGGCGAAGCGCGCGGAGCTGACCGGCTCGGCAACTGGTGGGCACAACGTCGCGGAATTCCGGTTGTCAGTTTCCCTGCCAATTGGGAACGGAACGGCGGTCAGGCCGGATACCTGCGCAATGTGCAAATGGCAGAATACGGCGAAGCGCTGATCGCGCTGTGGGACGGCAAAAGCCGCGGTACCGAGCACATGATCAAGACGGCTCGGGCGAAGGGTCTGGAGGTTTACGTCCACTTGGTAAGATAGGCAAAGTGATGACAAAACAACTTTTTGGGAATCGAAAACCTAGCTGGCGGTCGGTTACGTTTCCCTCGGAAAGCGTCAATAAAATCAAGCGTGGCTTGATCACGCAAATGGCTAGGCCTATCTATCCCCAACCGCCGGGAGAAACCTTAATTCAAGATTTCGCGACTTCGTTGCACTGGTACAGCGCCGATGAAGAGAGGTGGCGTTGCCCGTACGGAGCCCCTGGTGATCTGCTTTGGGTTCGGCAGGTGTGGGCGCGTGTGGAACCGCATCCGCAAGTGCTGGAAAAGTACAGAATGCCGGTTTCATGGAAGGTAGAAAAAGACCCCGTGTTGTTGGATTACTGGCGCAAGCGCGTCATCTTCTTGTCTGACCACCCCAGCAAAAAACCGGAAGAATGCGGGTGCGGAGCATCGGACAACGTATGGCGCAGCTCTGTTGCAATGCCCCGTTGGGCATCGCAGCTTTCGCTCGAAGTGACAGAGGTGCATGCGCAGCGCATGCGTGAGATCAAGTCCAACGATGCGATGGACGAAAGTGCGGGGATAACCCCGGAGACCTGGGTGTGGCGCGTGGTTTTTCGGAGGTTGGAGAGCGAGAATAAGCCGAGCTTGGCCAAGGTTTTTACCGCTCTTGATGCGGCTCAACTTCCCAAAGACTTTATGGACGAAGCAGACCGAGATCGTCGACCAGCCGAGGAGCGTCCGGCGCTCAAGCGACTTTTTGAAAGCTGAGAAGGCACCATGGATAAAATCTTTTGTTTTGGATCGAATCAGCGTGGAATACATGGCGCAGGCACGGCGAAGATTGCCGCGCGGGAATATGGCGCGAAGTTTGGTGTGGGCGAAGGCCGCACGGGCAATGCCTATGCGATTCCGACAAAGATCACTCCGTACAAAGTGCGGCGACTGATCGACATTCAAGCCAGTGTTGACATGTTTCTGGAGTATGCGCGGGCGCACACGGATTTGGAGTTCCACGTGGTGCGGATTGGTTGTGGCTTAGCCGGGTTCTCCGATGAGCAGATCGCGCCGCTTTTTGAAGGTGCACCGGCGAATTGCCGCTTTGACCCCAAGTGGGAAAAATATGGTTTGTCGCCGTGGGCAGATGAGCCATAACGAGCGGTAAAAACGTCTGTTGATTGTCTGTGTACGGAATAACGCAAAAACGGTGTATTTTTCTAACGAATTTTGTTCCACGAGGATATAGGATGGAAGCGCATCAAGATACACCTCTTGAAGAAGATGGAGAGATCGCGCCTCACCTGGGCGCGCGGATTGAAACAAACGAACAAACGGAAGCATCGATTATCGATACCGAGGAGATGACAATGACAAGTCCAATCGCCAAACCAGATCCGGCAACATTGAAGTGCCCAGAATGCGGGATGACTGGATTCAAAGACACACGTGGCTATGGAATACATCGCTTCGCGAAGCATGGTGTCCATGGTTCATCGCCTGCTACTTTGTCCTCTCTTAAGCGAAAGCAAGAAGGGAAGAAGAACACCGTCGCAGCGTCGAAGAGAAGTTACCATAAGAAGCCGATTCCTGTGGTGGCGCCGCAAGGCGAGATCGCGGTCGTGGTGAAGAAGCAGCTGGAAATTGCGCCGATTCCTCCCGCGATGGTGGGCTATGCGATGGGCAAACTGGAAAGCCTGGCTGCCCAGATCGCTCGGGAAAACGAGCTGCCGGAGCAGGAGTTTGTCCGGCTTGTGGCGGCCAATCTTGCCGAGTTGACCAAGCGGTAAACAAAGTGGGAGTGTACCCCTCGGGTGCACTCCCAGTAGTTGAAGTGCATCGAGCAGATGCAACCATGGCAAAGCGATTCATGCGGTCGAAATACTGGTCGCAATGTAGTTTGAGTGCATCGCGTAGATGCAACTTCAACGACTCGCCAGTGATGAACCTGTCTCGCTGGTCGCAAGGTAGTTTCAGTGCATCGAGTAGATGCAACGTACTTAGCATGAGTTGCTTGACCTTCGGTCAATGTCGCAAGGTAGTTGAAGTGCATCGAACAGATGCAACGTTTTAAAGCTGCATTCACAAATTCCAGCATTTGGTCGCAAGGCAGTTTGAGTGCATCGCGTAGATGCAACCATTAAGATACCCAGCGAATAGCACATCCGCTTCGTAGCAAAGCAGTTGAAGTGCATCGAGTAGATGCAACTGTTCGAACTGTCACGCATGCGTGTACTGCCAGGTAACAAAGCAGTCAAAGTGCATCGCATAGATGCAACGCCCCAGATGCGATAACGGTAATCTGCAAACGTGTAGCAAGATAGTCTTAGTGCATCGGATAGATGCAACAACGGCAACCGCTTCAAAGCAACGTGGGCGTGGGGTAGCAAGGTAGTTTAAGTGCATCGAACAGATGCAACAACTAGATCAGGGTGGGCAACACCGTAGTCTCCGGTCGCAAGGTAGTTTGAGTGCATCGCGTAGATGCAACCAACAATGGGAAACTGGCTAGGATGGACATCGTAGCAATGCAGTTGCAGTGCATCGGATAGATGCAACAGATACAAGAAGCCGTAAATCTAGAGGAACAATGGAAAACGATTCGACAGCCAAGCCGCACTCTGAAATTTCCCAGTGGGTGATCTATGACCATCCGCGCGATTATCCTGACCACTTTGTGATGCGGCGCTGGGGCATTACGGCCGGCGACTTTTTCCCGACCGACGATGTGGCTTTGGCCGATACGCTCCCCGAGATTCGGAAGCACGTTCCGCCTGGACTCTTTTGCTTGGAACGCTACGAGAATGACGACCCTTGCATCGTAGAGGTTTGGATATGAACAAAGCTTGTGTCGACCACTTTGAATCGACCATGGACATGAAGAAGAACCTGACCTACGAGAGCGTCAAAGCCCGCGTACTGGAGATTGGACGGTATTCCGTGTTTGAGGCCACAGCCAGCGATACGCGTGCGGGGATCTTTAACAGTCTGTGCCACGACCCCGAACTTGTTTGCACGCCGGTCGGGTATCCTTGGGTGAAGGTAGAAAAAGCCCGCTGAACCGCAGTCCAGATTCCGGACCACAGAAAGAGAAGACCCATGATCAAAGAGATCAGAAATCGGACGGAAGCCGCTTGGGAATGTCTGCCATTCCTTTGGCGGTCGGTGCTTTTTGCCGTCTACGACTTGACTGTTAGCGTGTGGCTCGTGTCGGTGGGAGCATGTATTTACTCTGACTATTTGCACAAAAAGCCGATGCTCTGGCCACTTGCGCTAGTAGCATCGGCTTTATGCGTTTGCCTTACCTTTAGAAATCTTGCGTGGTTTCGTGTTGTCAAGCTGCAGAAAGACTGCATAGCGACACTGACAAGTAACAACAAGAAACTGTTGGGTTTTTTGTTTCGTTCTGTGAACTCAAAAGGCATGAATATGGCAGATGCGGCGGTTGAACCGCAACACGTCGTATGCAAGGTGAAGGTCGCATTTCAGGAGCCTGACGACCTTTCTAAAATGAACTAAATCCCCGGCCGCGTATGCCTACGCGGCCTTGCTGAAGAGAGGAATCTTTGGGATTTTCTTTTTCCTCGCTTGAGCAAAATCGTAGTCGGTTTGCATCTCAAACCACAGGCTCGGGTGCGTCCCTAGCGCAGCAGAAAGCCGGATGGACATTTCCGCCGTGATGCCCCCACGACAGTTGAGCACCTTGGAAAGCGTCACGCGGGATACGCCGATGTGCTTTGCAAAATGCGTGATATTCACACCTTCCAAGTAGTCGCGCAGCACACGGCCAGGATGAGCCGGGTTGTACATTTCAGTAGGCATTTTCTCCCCTTAGTGGTAATCCTTATAGTCCAAGAGAATTACATCCTCGCCATCGAAGGTAAAGGTCAACCGCCAGTTTCCGTTTACCCGTATTGACCAGTGTTTCTCTTTGCCATGCAACTGATGCAATCCCCACGACACAGGCTTTGCCAAATCGTCGGGACTCCTTGCGCGGTTGAGAAGAGATAGCTGCTCTTCCAACTTTGCAGCATGATGTGGCTGAATCCCGGCCTTGCTGCCGGTCTTGAAAAACTTTTCCAGCCCGGCATGCCGGAACGACTTAATCATATAGGAACTGTATCGCTATAGTTTACAGATGTCAACGTGGCTACTCTGCCAACGCTTCCTTTTTTTCGATCCAAATAGAACCTTTCTCGCCTTTCTTCGACCTCGAAGAGTTTTACAAACATGCCTGTTTATAATCCGCTCCAGCACTGCGCATACACTGCGCATCGTGCACCGAGGAGCGAGCGGCATGGGCAAGCGCGGAAGAAAAACCTATGAAGAATTTGCAAATGGAGTAATGCCTGTCCGCGTGATTGCGGAGCGGATGGGTGTGTCTGAACGCACTGTCACCACAGACCTGAAGAATGCGCAACGAAAGCTGAAAAACACTCCAGAGGCGTTTCCTATCTTGCTGGATTGCCTTTACGCGGTGGCTGCTTCAGAGAAAGAGCTTTTGCAATGTGGCTCTGTCGAGTGCGACCGCGAATACATCGAAAAATATGGATGGGACCAAGGAAGCAAGGGATAGCCTATGCCGCGCTTGGGAAAGTTGTCGCTGAATTTTTACCACAGAGAACTCGCAGGCAGAGCCTGTCGACGCGTACAAAAGTCGGACAATGTGCGCGTGTTGATCCGCCAGATGTTGCGCCTGATGCAACAACACGACGGCACCGGACTGTCTGCCCCGCAGGTAGGCGTCTTTCTGCAACTGGCGGTGGTGAAGTTGCCCCCGTCGAACGAAATTCAGGTGTTGATTAATCCAGAGATTGTGAACTGGGCAGGAAAGGATTTTCTGGCGACGGAAAGCTGCCTGAGTTTGCCGCCGACCGAGCGGGCCAAGGCCAGAATATGGCGTAGCGAGATTGTGCATGTGCGCAATGGCACCCTCGAAGAGCCTGACGCTGAAAATCTCACCATTTATCGGGGCGCGGCCGCACGGATTGTGCAACATGAAATCGATCATCTTGACGGCGTATTCTTCATCGACCGCTGCCAGCCTGTGGGCAAGGCGCACGTCTTGCGGGCGTACGAAAGCTTTTTGCTGGGGCAGGGAGAGCTGGTGCATGGCTGATTTCAATGTGGCGATCAAGGTGGTGCTGGCGCATGAGGGGGGCGTGGGAACCCTGAAGGGTGACCCTGGCGGCAAGACCAAGTTCGGATGGTCAGCGGCCACGTGCAAGCTTCTTAAGATTGCCCAGCCAAAGACGGCCGAGGAAGCGACCGCGCTTTATCTGAAGTATTTTTGGAATCCGCTCTACAGCCAGATCGTGAACCAGGACGTGGCCACCAAGCTGCTTGACGATGGGGTAAACCAGGGCACAGAGACCGGTATTGAGCATTTGCAGGCCGCGCTGATCCATGCGGGCCACACTGTGGAGGTGGATGGCCTTTTTGGACCGGGCACGCTGGCGGCTGTGAATCAAGCGATCAGCACGCTGGTGCTGGAATGGATGCGGCTGATCCAGTACCAGAGTTATGATCGATGGATCAAAGCGGATGCGGTGCGGGAAGCGCAGCGAGAAGGGTTGGCGCGCCGTGCGGCATGGCCCAACCAAAACGACGTGATCGCCAAGCAATTGATGGCCGGCACGTATCAACCGACGATTTGAGCTGGTTTTCCGCGAACCCTAAGCGGCCGGAAAAAGGCGGGAGGTTCGCGCAAGGCGTAAGAAAATGATTTTGAAGGAGATAATGAGGGCATTGTATCGAGCATCCCAACTAGAAGAGCGCAGATTTGCGAGGTTCGCGAAAAACGTCCTTGATCTTCTTCAATCGCAAAGCGTTATAATGAGCGCAGCCGCAATGTAGTTTCAGTGCATCGAACAGATGCAACTTCTGGTCTTCTTGTTTCTTCCGAAGGTGGCGAGTCACAATGTAGTTTCAGTGCATCGAACAGATGCAACTGGAGGTCGAGCTTGTCCTGCATGGTGATGTTTAGGTCGCAATGTAGTTTCAGTGCATCGAACAGATGCAACATCCATCACCTGGTAAAAGAGTCCCGCAATTTCGTGTCGCAAGGTAGTTAAAGTGCATCGAACAGATGCAACGCGTATCGCACCTTGTATTGCTCAACTGCTCGATCATGCCGCAAGATAGTTTCAGTGCATTGAACAGATGCAACCTTGATGACCTGCTAACACTTTCCAAGGGCTCACCAAGCCGCAATGTAGTTTCAGTGCATCGAACAGATGCAACTTGCATCAAGAGTACACGCTTTGGGAGTACATGCGTCGCAAGGCAGTTTCAGTGCATCGAACAGATGCAACGGTTGTGGACGCTAGTGTCTGGACAAATTATAGGGTCGCAAGATAGTTTAAGTGCATCGAACAGATGCAACACTCGCGGTCATGTCTCTCTTGGCTGAAGTCGAACGTCGCAAGATAGTTTTAGTGCATCGAGCAGATGCAACTATTACGGTCCCGGTGGACAGGTTTTCCAGGTTTCGTCGCAAGGTAGTTTCAGTGCATCGAGCAGATGCAACATGGTATCGGAATCATTTCTCGATTTTTTCTGCTGTCGCAATGTAGTTTCAGTGCATCGAACAGATGCAACGGTCGTAGTGTGTGAGTTCAAAAGCATAAACAGTCGTCGCAAGGTAGTTAAAGTGCATCGAACAGATGCAACATTCATAGCAGCAGCAAGACGGCTTCCGTAGCCGTGTCGCAATGTAGTTTGAGTGCATCGAGCAGATGCAACTTCGTCAAGAGAGAGCCACCAGCATTCTCACATGGTCGCAAGGTAGTTAAAGTGCATCGAGCAGATGCAACTGGGAAAATGATCCTGCAAAGGCTTATTAGTGGGATAGCAAAGCAGTCAAAGTGCATCGCATAGATGCAACAGGCTTATTGCTTCTTGATTCAACTCCGTGTCGCAAAATAGTCTCAGTGCATCGCATAGATGCAACTACTGGAAAAATGGAAATGTGCCAAAAGGTAGCAAGCATCAAAGCAGTTTGAGTGCATCGCGTAGATGCAACTTACAAGGACCCACCAGCGTAGTAATGCAGTTGAAGTGCACTGGATAAGTGCAACGCGAAATCCGTAGCGACAGCGCTACCATATCGGTAGCAATGCAGTTGAAGTGCATCGCATAGATGCAACTCTTGATATAGCTCAACTACCTTTTTGCTTTCAAATACCCTAATTCCGATGAAAACGCGTAATTCACGCGCAAGCGCTGTGAAATTTCTCACGAGCAAGGATCTTTGCCACCGTCCCGGCCTTCCAGGTGCCCCCCATGCGCGTTGGAATGGCGGCGGCGTTCAAGGTGTCGGCAATGGTCCTGATCGTCTCTCCTTGGGCCTTTAACGCACGAATCTGTGCGAGAACCACGGCTTCTCCAGGCTTTTCTCCAAAGGCGTGCCGGCCATCTCCTCGTTCTCCCCTAGCCTTTTTGCGCTGGCGCGCACCGCGTAGCTTAAGTACGATTACGCAGCGATCAAACTCGGCGACGGCCGCTAGAATCTGACGAATTAGTTTAGCCGTGGGGTTGGAATCGTCTCCCTCGGTTAGATCGATACCGCCAGACGCAGAAATGACGCGAACTCCAATCTTTTGAAACTCGCGTACAACAACTTCTGCCACGATCATGTCGCGGGCCAATCTGTCGCTGGACTCAACCAAAACAAGCTTGATTCCCTTTTCACGGATGAATTGTATGCAGGCTGAAAGACCGGCACGTCCTTCCAACTCCATCTTGCCTGTTACGCCTTCATCCCGGAATTCATCGACAATTGCAATTTCATTGGCGGCGGCATATTTAACGATAACTGCGCGCTGACGTTCCCACGTATCGCCGAGAACTTGGCTTTCGCCAGAACACCGCATATATGAAACAGCTTCCATTTTTCTCCTATCGATGATTGCGCAAGATACGATCAATGCCTGATCCCCACCAGCATTTTCCACGGGGTGACATAATTTTCATAGAATTCAGCACGTCTGCAATATCTCTGGTAGTTTTGCCCAAAGAGTGCAGCGATAAGATTTTCTGCAAAATGTCAGCATGTTCAGGCTTGTCAATGAAAAATGAACGGGGGCGTTGATTGTTTGCCTGCTCTTTCCATGTAGCCCATCGGCAATTTGTCGGTTCATAATCGCCGTCTTTATCCGGAAAGCGGTCAAGTGTCATTCCCGGTTTTGGCTTACCCATATCCGCCAGGAAGTTTTCAAACTTTTCCCATCGTTTGCAGACTTTGATTCCACGTCCGCCGTAGTACGAAAAGCATTTGCATTTTGGTGAAGAACAACGCCGTTTCATCCCACACCATATCGTATAGACAGCAGTCCTTTTTCCTAACCGTGTGCGAGCGCAGCCATGCGTAAGAGCAGATTCTGGAGAATAGAACTTGATGTGATTTTGAATTTCTTTTCTGCGGCAACCACAGGAAACAACGCCGCCCCTCGTAAGATTGCTTTGGCGAACTTGAGTCGTATTTCCGCAGACGCAAAGGCAGTTCCAAACCGATGACTTTCCGGCTTGATGCGAGTATCCCGTTACAGTAAGCCGACCAAAGACTTTGCCTGTCAGATCCTTGCGAAAGTGTACTTTTTCCGTCATTTGACCTCCCATTGTGCCATCATTTTGCTCAGTCGTCGGGGAACCTTTCTTTGTCGGCAAGCCACGTTTGCATGTCGACGGGTTTGGTAGGGCCATCGGGGCCGGGCAGATCGATGTGGTATTCAAAGTTTGGATTAATGCGCGCGGCTTCCAGGTAAAACCGTTCGCGTGAGCTTTTGCAGACTTTCAGCATCTTTCCAAAGTCGTCGCTGTCGAGTTGCCGCAAGATGATCTGCATGTTCATTCCGGGTTCCTCACTCTCTTGGGTTTGGGCAGCGCAATGGCTGCAGCGGGTTTCTTGGCGCGCTTCTTGCGGCACAGTGCGCAGGTGCAGCCAGGTGCATGAGCGGCAGGCACAATCTTTCGCTCTTTTGGCTTGAGCCGCGGCGAAGCCGATTTCGTGCAGTGTACGCAGACCGATTCGCCTGCCTCATCCGTGGCCCATTCCGTGCCGCCGCATACGGTGCACTGTTGGACACGCACCCAGATGGATTTCTGGCTGAGCAGTCGGCGGTCGACGCCGTTCCAGCTTGTACGATTGCACCAGTGGCAACGAGCGGGAATCGCCTCATTCTTCGAGTACCAGGGCTTGCCCTGCCCCGGGCAATCGTCGTGCTCGCATACGCATTTGTTGACGATTTTTACAACGTCTTGGATGTACTGTTGCCGCACCTTGTTACGCTCTTCAAGAGAAAGATCGATGCCCCACCACTTGATGCGCTTGCACCAGTGGCAACGGTCGGGAAGCTCTCCCCCCTTGAAGTACCAGGGTTTGCCCTTGCCAGGGCAATCCGGCCGTTCGCAAACGCATTTGCTGAAAATCTTTTCGACTTTTTCAACGCTCATTGAGTCTCGCTTTCGTTAATCGATCATGATGCCAAGACGCATAAGGTCCACGGCGGTTACCGTTTTGATCTTGTCGGCAGGAATATGGGAGATAATCCTTGTCGCCTCTGTCAGATCAGAAAGACGGCTGTAGTTGCGATTGCCAAGCAGTGCCTTTTCGGCCACATCGCGATGTGCATCTGTGGGCCACTTGACTTCAGTCAAATTGAGCATGTCAGGAAACAAATACATTCTTTCGCCTCGGTTCTTTGAATTGCCGGAGTATTCAAAAAAACTTGGTCCCCTATCAAATAGGGCCTATCCAATACTTTGCGCCTGTCGTATCAATGCGTCAACTTGTATTCGCACCGCCGAGCGATTTGCTAGAGTCCGGAATCCGGACTGCGCGCCTGCAACGTAACAGCGGCGGTGATGGCGTTCAGGATCATGAGAATTGCCAGCCCGGCCAAACTCAGCCAGAGGATGCTGCAGAACGTCATGGTGCCTTCAAGCAGCACGACAAAGCCGAGTGCCTTGAGCTGGTAATGAAAGGCCTCGACGGCCCAGGTGTAGACGCTGATCGCGGAGTAAGCAAGCGCCCCGGCCACGAGAAACCAGAGCTGCGGGTGGTGACCCACTTCAAAGTGAATTTCCATGTAGCTGGCCAGGGGCACGAATGCCCCTAGACCAAAGCCCAGCAAAGCGCGGGCACGTTGGCCCAGCGCAAAGTAAACGTGTGGTGGCGCTGGTGGTGGAGTGGGCTGGGGTTCTTCGACTTCCACGGCAGGCGGCGGGGGTTCTACGGCAACGTGCGCGGCTTGGCGCTGTTCGCGCCGTGCTTTGTTCCGTGCAAGTCGCCGCTCTTCGCGCTCTTCATCTGTGAGGGCTGGTCGGCCTCTGTGGCGTTCTGGTTCCGGTGCGCTGATCGGCGTGGGAGGAGTAGGAACGGTAGCCAAAAGAGGCATAAGGCAAAAGCCTTTCTGGGGCTGAGCCCCCGTTAAAATGCGTTTCTGTCGTTGAAAAAGTGTCCCCTATCAAAACGTGCTATGAGGGTTGCTTGAAGTCCGGGACTGGTTCAGCGTCGATTTCGTCGATGATGGTTTGAAAGCGTGCCTGTCCATGACCGGCAAGGAGACTCTTTATTTCAGATTGCGCCTGTTGGTGGTAATCCGCCGTCTGTTCGACTGCGCGGTTTGGAAAACCGGCGCGTGGTCTTCCCGCTCCTTTGAATTTGCCGAGAGTACCGGCTCCGCCGATGTTGTGACCCTTGTAAATGATCCGGTAGCCTTGTGCGTCGGCTTCAATGGAAAAGTCTTTTTCCTTCAGCGCCGGAAGCGGGAGCAGAATCGGTGCGGTAATTGGCGAGGCAGTCGCGAACCTGCGAGCGCGCCAGGACGGCCCTTCCTGATAGAGTTCCCAGCCATCGGGACACGCGGCCTCGCACTCTTCGCGGGTTGGACTGGGAGAAACGGCGCTGTGAGGATGCTCGACATCGGCGGCCACAAAAGACAGGTTACCGTCTCCAGGCGCGTATGAGTGAATGACGGCGATGCGGTCTCCGTCTTCGTTGCGTCGGGATACTTCAGGCTTGCTCATGGTGTTGGCTCCTTGGGGTGTTAGAGAGTAGCGCGAATGTTCAGAGATTCAGCGACATTGCCCAGTTTGCGATCAAGAGTCCAAAGCAGAGTTCCCGGAATTGCCAAACAAGATGCAATTAAATGCGCATCCGTTAAGCCGATTCCCTTTGAAGCAAATCCCCGTGCCTCGATCATGTACCGAATGTCCTCCAATTGCACGGGAGGAATAGAAATTAGCTGGTCAAGATACGCCAGTGTCTTTTTGCGTTCTGGCAATGTGCCGAGTGCTAGCTCCGCAATCAAAAAAGGGTGCGTGCAGAGTTGATCATTGGCAATCAATGTGTGCAGCTCTGCACTGTAAGCGCCAGTTCGAAACATGGCTATCCAGATTGAAGTGTCTGCGAGAATCACTGTTCAGCTACTCGCAATCTCCGCACGTCCTCAATGTCCGGGGCGGTTCCGGCCAAAGCCAAAAGTCTACGACCGGCTTCTCTCGCAATCAGTGACTTTAATGCGGCGCGAATCAATGCTGCCCTTTCTGTCAAGCCGCTGTACTCTTCTGCTGTTCGTAACAGATTGTCGTCAAGGGATACGGTTGCTCTCATGCCTTGTTTCCTCCGTGAACCAACTATAGCACCCATTTGAGCATAAATTTGGTTATACGTTTGGGCTAGGGCTGGGTCCTAGTTAAAAACGCGTCTATGCGTGAAAAAAGTGTCCCCTATCAAAATGGGGTGTTAATCCTGTTCAGAGAGGCGCGGGTCGCCTGCGCCGCCGCTGAGCGTTGCATTGTAATAGGCTTGGCATTCCATCGGCTCGATACCAGCCGCCTCGCACCGTTTGAGGTATGGCCAGAAGATTCTTTCCAGCCAGGAATGAGCGGGCCAGAACCCGGAGCCGGTGGACATCAGAACCGGCTGCCGAGTTCCCTTGCGGTGGGTGCGTTGCCATTTCATCGCCTGCGCGTAGCCCATGAGTCTCCTATCGCTCAACGACTAAAAGCCGCGTGCTGACGCCTGTACCGCTGGCCTTGAAAGATCCTTCGGGCAGGTTTTCCCACGTGGCGCTTACCTCATCCAGCCACGCGCGAAAATCGGTGCTCTTGCGGTCTGAGCGGAATTCAAAACTTGGACTCAAGACAGAGACCAGGATACCGCGCGGGGCGAGCAGATTGTAGGCGCGGCGGATGTGGTCGAGGTCTTGCTGCCGCTCAAAAGGCGGGTTCATAACAATGCGGTCATACTGGCCCAGCTCGGAGCGTGAAAGCTGCATCAGGTCCTCGCCTACCAGCTTGTAGCCCTTCAGCTCCAGCAGCTCGCGGAGCTTGAAAACCGGCTCGATCACTTCCAAAATGACGCCAGGGACCGCCGCGCTCACGCCATCGGCAATGTCTCCGCTACCGGCTTCCGGCTCTAATACCCTCATGCCGGGCTGAATGTGCGCACGGCGCAGCATGATTTCAATCACGGGTTTCTGCGTGGGGAAATAGCCAGGGTAGCTACTGAGCTTGATTTCGGCCGCGAGCGCGTCAATCTTGCGCAGCCGTTCGCGTTCGGTGCGCTCGGCGGAATTGCCCTCGATCATGCCTTGCAGGAGCCGCGCCGCTGGCGAAGTCTCGGCGTAGTCGTCCGATTCCATCACGGAATAATAGCCGCCCCTGCCGCAATCGATTCCCTTATGCACCATGTGTTCAATTTCAGCTTTCTTGGTAAGCGCGGCCAGCTCGGGCGGAACCGTTCCGGCTTCGAGCGCATCGGCCAGGGCGCGCAGTGCCCGCTGTGTGCGCTCCAGGTTGCGGCAATCGTGCATCCGGCCCTGATATTCCCGTTGACGCTTCGGCGTCGGGTTCTGCGTCATCGGTCGGCCTGCGTGCTCGATCTTCGGCTGCAGGGCATCGGCCCAGGTGCGGAAACGGATAACGAGTTTGCTGGTGGGGGTGGTGGCGGTGCGGACGGCGGGCATGGTCATGGTTGCCATGGTGTTTTCTTCCATTCTTGGGGCTGAGCCCCTGCTAAAAAATCGTGATTGTCATGAAAAAAGTGTCCCCTATCAAATGGGGTGCGCTAGCTGTCTTCGTCGTCGTCGCTGTCTTCGTCCTCTTCTTCGTAGGCGTCGGGCGTAATGCCGGCGTCGAGTGAAAATGCGTCGACTGCATCCTTCCAGGCGTCGTCCGGGTTGTCGCCTTTGCCTTTCAGAGTCACAGAAAAAACATAGGTTTTCGTTTTCATTGTGTTACCTCATGCCTCCGGAAATTCCGGATAGTTGGAAAAAGTTGGTCGCCTATCAAAAGGGCAAGTTTACGCGTTCAGATCCACACAAAGCGCGTCAATGTCATCGGTGCTAAGCGGCTCGATAGTGCTGCCGTCGGCGGCCGTGAAGTGATCCGGGAACGCATCATAGATGTGCTTTGCGGCGTAGCCGTCATAGGTGCGTTGGAACAGGCGCAAGGCAGCTAGAACGGTGGCCAGGTTGCTTGGATCTTCGAGCGGATTAGACGCGGGCGCGTGCTTGACTATCTCCCACCCGCCCACAGTGTTCCCGTTTACGTCGCGGATAGGCGCATTGTCCCCAGCTTCGGGCAGCTCGCCGGGGCGCCAATCCTTGAGATACTTGGCCACGTCCTTTACGGCTGCGCGAATGTCGTCAGCCGTCTGCATGGCGTCATTGCCTAATTCGATTTTTAATTGAAATTCCATGGTGCTCCTCGATTCTGCCGGGGAAAAACCCGACTGTTACGCGTGAATTGGTCGCCTATCAAATATGCCTAGATTTCCCACTTGGCGCTTTTGTAGCCGGGCAGCGCCATAATCAAGAGGTTAATCAACTTTTCACAAGTGCGCTTTGCCTGCGAGGTTTCCCAACCGTTATGTTCGCAGCTCTGATACTGATAGGAATGAATCAGCTTGAATGCCTCAACAACGGTAGGGATGCGCTTCGGGCTGTGGAAGACGTACGGGACCAGCCAATAAGGCTCACACGGGCCGGGTACGCGCTCGGGGTGGTTAACCGTATCGGGATAGCGCGCATTGATGCTGGCCAGATTCTCGCGGATGAGCGTATTTCCCAACTCGCCAAGCGGATCTGAAGAGTCCGGGAGAATACCGTATTTCATGGAATCTTCCCACTGCTGCCGGTCTTGTTCCGACTGTGCCGGACCCTGTGCCACTACGGCAATAATTGCGTCAATGTGTTCTTTGCTGACCATAAATGCAGACATACTCTTTTCTCCTTGCGGCTGTGCCGCCGTTAAAAATCTGTTGCCTATCAAAGTCTGGAATCTGGACTCTGTTAGATTACGCTTTCCGGCTTTCCTTGAGTTGCTTTTCCAGCTCGTCCAAGCGTTCGAGAATGCTTTCTTTTGTCGTGTGCAGATGCTCGTCCAGTCGCCAGCACCAAAAACCCACAACGCCTAGAGCAAGGAGTAAAACCGTGTCGTTATACATCGCCGTTCCTTGCCCGCGTACTAGCCCACGGGCGGAGCTGTTACTTCGCTGCGTCTCTGACAAGGCCATCGCAGAATTTTGCAAACTCTTTCACCGTGATATTCTTCGGGCGCGAAAGTTCGCTTTCAAAAGCATCGCCCTGCCATCCATCGGCCGCGCGAATTTTGAACATGCGTTCAAGTTGCGGGTCGTCATGAAAGTCTGCTTCTAATCTGCTTAGTGCACGCACAATTTCCACGACTTGTCCGGAATGTGCCCTGTAATCGGGGTGTGTCTGGAATTCCACAGGGTAGTTAAAATGAGCTTTCATGCTCCCTCTATGCCCGCGTATCTGCCCACGGGCGGGCAGGGTGCTAGTGCTGGAGAAAATGCCGGACTAGGACATAGCCTAGCGCGTACAGCGCAATGGAAAGAGGCAAGCCAAAGCGCAAAGCTTGAATTTTCACTTTTTCCTCTTTTCGGCGTAGAAGGCGAGCGCTTCCGCTTTCAATGCGTCGATGGCTGCAGGCGTGAACACGCTGGCGTGTTGCGTGTTCAGATTCTTCTGCGTTGCGCGGGCAACGGTGCGCAAAAGGACCTTACGAAAATCGCCGTACACTCTAAACGTGAGTGAGCCATCTTTCACAAAATGCAGGTGAGCGGCGGAAACAAGGCGGCCGTCGTCATACTTTTCGGTGCTGATTTCCATCTGTGCCGCGCCTGCCGCGCTGTCCAACTCCGGAATTGCGATAATCTGTTTCGGTTCCTGTGCCATGGTGAAAGCTCCATTCTTGCGGCTGTGCCGCCGCTAAAGGTGAAAAGTTTGGGCACCTATCAAAAAAGTGACCGCTATCATAAGCGAGTCCGGAATCTGGACTATGCGCCTACTCTTCGCTCCCGAGCGTTACCTGCTCGAAGTCGAATCCATTCGGGCCGGACGCATCGCAGACAGACCACTGCGCGCCACTCGGTAGATGCGTAATCCACCACTGGCCATGCTCGAAAACTGCGCTGAATTCCACGTAGGAGCGGGCCGGGTTCACCAATTGCGTATTCACTGCGCGCAAAATGCGCGCTTCCATCGCCGGGGTATTGGTTTCAGTGTTCAGCATGCTGCCATCCTTGCCCGCGTACTCTATGCCCACGGGCGGGCCGGTTATCTCGCTGCCCAACGTTGCGCCCACTCGGGCAACGTATCCAACACGCAAGGGTCAAACGTACTCAAGCCATCGGGCGCCACTCCGACAGATATAACTTTGCCCACTAGAGACGCTAGACTCTGGTAATCCTCAATCTCTAGCAGTATCGGCGTGCCATCCTTGCGCCTGCACCAAACCATACCGTTGAAAAAACCGTCAACATGATCGACGTAAACAATCACGTTAGTGAAAACTCGCAGGCGCATCGGGCAAAGCATGCCCGGCCAGCTCTTCGAACTTTCCAATGGTCATGCAGCCGGAAAAACTCTCGCGTTGCGCATAAATTGCGCGTGGAATCAGTTTACCTTTTTCGCCGGTGGCGCTGTGAAAAAGGGCGTGAACCATATCGTTTCCAGCGGTCAGGCCAGCGGAAAGAACAAACTCGCCTGCAGCGATTGCCGCCGCGCGCTCCGCCAGTTCAGCGGCAAATTGCAGATGCCTTTTTTCGCATCCGTTCTCACGGTGAGCCGCGCGCCCGAAGTGTTCCGCGTGATTCTTGCGGCAAGCTGGACAGGCCGCGACGGGTTGGCACCATTCAAACGGGCACCGATACTTTCTCGCGCCTTCTGCGCCGCAATAGTCGCACAACAAACGGCCGCTTTGACTGTAGCAATAACCCATCTAGAGCCCCTTTCCGGCGAGAATCGCCGCGCGCGCATGCTTCTTGAATCCATCCGTGAACCATTCCGGGTTATCCCATCCCACTTGCCCGTTACCATAGTTGAGCGGATAATCGGTGCGATAGCCGTCTTTCGTTGCGGCAACATACTCGCGCTTGCCGTTGATCGTTGCCGTTACCAGCGCTTCACCGTTCGCGGCAACGTATACCGCGCGCTCATCTTCAAAAGTTGTGTACATAGCCGTTACTCTCCGATCAAACGGAAGACGCGAAAATCGGCCTTCTGATAAACGCTGTTATGCGCGCGCACGTCATTCTCGCTGAAAAACCAAACAAGCGCCGCGCGCTTTTCTTCCGTGGGCTGCAGGCGGTCGAGCTGGACGGGCTCGTCTAGGCTACCGCTATAGGAAATAGCGCCGCCCAAGTAAAAGCCTTGATTCTCTTCGGCCGTGTACATGGTGGGCTGGACTGCATCCGTCATACGGTACGCAATCCTGAATTGCCCCTTGGGAGTGTCCAGCCAATCGCCAACGCGCGGCCCTTGAATCGCGTCATAGGCGCGCATACGTTCCGCAAGAATAATCGCGTTTTTGATGCTGGCAGAGACGGCAGAGTTAAACCACGGCTCGACCTGAAAGCGGTTTTGTTCCATGCTCCTATCAAAGTAAATAGGGCGCGGAACCGGGCGCATGGGCGCGGGTTCGCCCCAGTCGGCAAGACCATACTTTTCGACTTTGAGCGCGTAATCGGCCATATAATCGGCGCGCATGCGGTACAGCTCGCCCACGAAAAGCGCGTACGCTTCCGGCGTCCAACGATAGGGATAACTTTCGTGGTCACCGTAAACAGCGCGAATCACCGCGCCACCTTGACGGCTCAAAATGTTGCGCTCGAATGCCGTTGCATCCCCGTTATGGTTGAACGTGGTGCGCATGTAATCGAGCGTATGCTGTGGGGCGGAGTATGCCTCAATCTGCCTAATTGTGTCGTGGCCTAAAACGTCGTAGCAAACTTCGTCTTGATAGCTAAGATGGAATTCAATCCTGAACATGGGCGCATCCTTTGAATGTTGTGGCTGTGATCGATAAAGAAAATGGGCAGGCATTGCGCCTGCCCGATACGTGCGAGCTAGGCAGCTACAGCCGCGCCCTTCAGCTCCGCCATGCGTTCCGCCAGTTGCCACAAAGCTCTGTTCAGGCGTACATCTTGATCGATGCCGCGAACCTCGCGCGTCGTAACGCGGCGCATGGTGCGGCGGCCGGTCTGCGGGTCTGTGCCGTGCTGCATGCCATGCAGGCCGCCGCGCACAACGTTTTCCTGTACGACGTTCAGAGTGTGCCAGAGGTCCGGTTTCGGCGCGGTAGGGGTGCGCCAGTTGATCAGGCCGGTAGCATCTGCCTCACGACGCGGGCGAAGAAGTTGCTCGGCGGTAATCGGCGTTGCAATCTTGCCCTCTACATCGGCAAAGCGAAGCTGGCGCGCCGCATCGGCGAATGCGCCTTGCTCGCCTGCCGTGAGTTGCAACTGATTCCATTCATCGGCGCGCGCGAGCGCTTTTTCGCTCTGGCCGACAATCTGAAAAGATCCTTCAATCACATCGCGAACAATGTCGCCCTTATGCTGGATGGAGAGCATTTCAACCGTGGAATCTGAAACCATAAGGCCATTCGAGCAAACGAGACGGAAAAGACCGGCGCTCAATTTATACGCGCTCGTGCCGTCGTGGCTGTTCACAAGCACGACTTCGGGAACGGAATCGCCGACTTTCTGAATTGCGGAGAAAGAATCGGGGTGACGGAAGCGAATCATATGCTTTGTGTATTCGGCCTTGCCCGCGACACGCGAGCGGCCTTGCGTAGCCTTGAAGGGCTGGAAACCCTCTTTCATAAGGCCGTCAATAACGTCTGACGTGGGAATATAGGTATAGCGGGCAGAGCGGGATTCATGCGCGGAAGTGGCGAACGCGCTAGGCGCGTAATGGCGCAATTCATCCATGGAAAGTGGGTTCTGCAGGCGAAGAGCTACGCTAGGATTGATTGCCGCGCCGATAGAAAAATTGTGTGCAAAGTTGTTCATTCTGTCCCCCTATAGGACTCGGAACTAGGTTCCCGTTTCGCGCTTAAAGTCTCTGACTTGCGCTCATTCAGCACGTGGACCGATTACCACGTAGACGGGAAAAACCCGTCTTAGAACGTTGCCGTATGAATCACGTCCGAGCCGTCTTCGCGCTCGCAAAGATTCACAGAGATTAAATACTGCTTTCTGGCAGGCACTTGCAATTGCGCCGCCACAAGCTTCTGTGCTGCAAGCATTGATTCCGCGTAGACTTCCACGCGCTTTCCCTGATAAAAACAAACGTAACCGCACAAACCTTTTTCCGTGCTCATTGTGTGTTCCTCTCTCTCCTGAACTGATATAACCCTATCATGATAGTTACGGCATTGCAACTATAAATCGTAATGCCGTAACAGATTATGTGCAAAAGTAATGCCGGGACGTATCCCGGCGAGTATTAGTACGCTTCTTTTGCCCACTTGTCCGCGACCTTATGCGCCAAGCGTTTTTGCGCGATTAAAGAATCGCTGCAAGATCGGCAAGGATGGCGCGCACGCGATAGAGCGGGATACCCGTCTCTCGCGCAATGTCTTGCGAAGTGCGGCCCTTGCGCCATAAGGCAACCACGGCTTTTTCCGTTTCGCTCATGCTCTGTGCTCCGCCGCGTTGATCATGTATTTTGCTCTGTTAATGGCTTGCCGTGCGCTCTCCGCCTGCCCGCGCCGTATCAGCTCTTGCGCGTCCGACAGCACAGAGAGTGCAATCTCTAAGCGCGGATGCTGCGCATCTACGATGGTTTCCAGCTCTTCAGACGTGCAGCCGAAAATGCGCCGCTGTACGATAACCCGCTCTGCATCTGTGTAAGGCATAATTCGTAATCCTTGGCCTATGGCCTGCTATGCGCCCTAGAGCGAGTTGCGGTAATCGGTACGATGCGCAATGTAACTTTTCGCCATGGCTTCCGGCACGGCATGCGCGATGAAAAACAGCCCCAGCTCATAGTCTGTTGAGCGCGTATCGTTCGCCAAGATGGACTCCATCCACTTCACGCGGGCAGGATCTACCGGCGCGGGCGCGTCAACCGGCAAACGAAACGACAAAAGCCACGACGGCCCAAACGCGTTTCGTAGTTGCTGCAAAAGCGGCGCGCCGTCGAAACCCTGATAGTCTCCGCTCGCCCATGCCGCGCGCAATGCCGCTTTCCACGTGCGCCCGTGCTGCTTTGCCCATGCCTGTACCGCTGCAAGTTGCTCTGCCGTTTCGTATGCCATTGCCTTGTGTCCTTGAGGCTTTGCCTCTGTTAGTCGTGCGTGATAGTTTGCGCTGTGTGCGAGCGGGCGCGTTGATTACAGCAGCCGCGTTACAAGCTTCGAGCGGTACGGGACAATCCCAACCATGCCCCAAACTGCCGTATACTCGCCGTCTCCCGACAACACAAAGAACGCATCATAGTTTTTCGCGTCCGGTACAGATTCCTTGATCGGCGCTGTATCTTGGCTGTCAGACACAAAGCTGTACTCCGGCCCAAACTGCGCAACGATTTTTACCTTGCGCTCTTCCGTGTTTGCGCTCTGTTCCTTCCGTTCAAGAATGACGACCGGAAACCGTTTAGTGTCGCGCAGTTTGGTTTTCATGTACTCGACCCATTCCGCCGCAAGCGGTCCCGAAGCATTGCAGGACGTTGCGTCTAACCAAACATACGCGAACGCCTTAAACAAACATTCCTTGTCACAGCCGCAACCCGCGCCATTCTCCAGCCGATAGTTAAAATCGGAAGCAAACGCCTCAACACGGCACGGAAACGCATAGGCGACAATGCGCCCTTTGCTGTTAATCAACGTCAGTTTGGTATCAGGTTCAGGTGTAAGCATTGTGTCTCTCTCCCGTGTGCCTTGTAGATTCTTGCTCGCGTACCATGCCCACGAGCGGGCGCATTGGTTAAAGGTTTCCGCGAGTAACGCCGCTCACAATGCGGATAGCGTCATACAGTGATTGGTCACGCGACGTGCGGTTGGTGAGGATGCGAACCTCTTTCTTCAGGTATTCCAAGATTCGTACGTTCTGCATGATTCCCTGTGCCGTCATTGTGTGTCGTCTCCCGTGCTGTTATTACTATGCCCGAAACGTAACAGCATTGCAAGTATAAATCGTTGTGCTGTGACGATTCGTTTCGATTTAGTTGGCGTACGTATACCAGCGTGGTGCAAGCATAAGAGCCGCAAGCCTAACGCCTATGCGGGTTTGGTGCGATACTCTGCGCTACCGGCAAAGCGGCAAAATGCCGGTTCTCTGTGTGCGGCGGTACAGGGCAACAGGCGCAAAAGGCGCAATACATGATGGGAGGAACAAAGCCTTTGCTCGCCTATCCAAGATTCATGGGCCCCTATCAAAACGCGTAAACAGGCGCAATGCAAGCGCTGTGCGGCCTGCCACGGGTGCGCGCATAGGCTGGCGCGGCAATGGCGCTACAGAGCGCACCTAGCGCCTCTAGCAGTGCTCTAGAGCCGTCTGTAGGCCAGTTTCAGGGGTGTGTGGCTGTCCGGGGTGGTAGTCTGTCGCCAATTCTACAGATTTAGCGGCGGTGGCCTGCCGGCCGGTCTGCGCAATGCTGCCGGCGGTGGTAGATCCTAGTCAATTGTCGCGTCTATAGTCGCGCGCGTTTCCTTAGTTGTCCGGGCTGGGGGGGTGGCCCGACGTCTATGACGCCTTAGCCCTCACCCGGAAAAAATATAGAAATTCCGAAGCTAGAAGCGCAACGGAAGCGCAAAGGAAAATCTATGAAAATTTAGGTAGCGTAGTGGATAGAGCGCAACGGAAGCGCAAAGTTGATATGCTTGAGCGTTGCGTATGTGGCAGGATAGGAGTTGTCAGTTTATGCGCTGCGGTGTTAGGAGGGGTGGGGAAGTGGGAATACGTTTTAGGTTTCATCGTGGTGGTTTGGCAGAGTCGATGGAGACGGTTCGGACGTTTGCGAGTGTGGATGATGTGAAGCGGCATATTGCACAGGATCTTGCTCATTTCATCGATGTTGCTCCTGATGCGATACATGCAAGGCGGTACAGCAAGGATGGTGATCCGCGCATTGGGTGGCAGGACCTTTTCATTATTACGATAGACGGGTATGGGGCTATTGGTTTTGCAGATTCATGGGATGAGTAACGCGGTGCTGCACGATATAAGCTGCCAGCTTACGAACTGCGGTGTGCATTGTTTATGGCATGCTGAGTCGGCTCGACTCAAATGGTGGTAGTGCTGAGTAGATTCTACTCAGGCTGGTGAGTAGAATCTACTCATGGGCAAAACTAAGATGGAGGCATATCGATGCGACGTGTGTGGGTATCTTTGGCCGGTAGACGTTCGTAAACCGATACCCGCGCAATGCCGTAATCCCGAGTGTCGCACGCGGAAGTGGAACAGCGGGACTGTAGCTCAGCCGGTAGAGCAACCGACTCATAATCGGCCTGTCGCGGATTCGAGTCCTGCTGGCCTTGCCAGATGCCCACACGACAAGGGGCACAAGGGTTTCCAGCGGCCTGACGGGTTCTGGTGTTATGACTGCCGCAAGCTGTACTAAGGCGCTTTACATTGTGCGCACGATGCTGTACGCTCATTGTGTATACATTCAGGAGGTGGGTCATGGGTTCTGTCGTTGCTGAATTGCGGGCTACGAACATCAATTTGCGTGCCAATCTGCGGCAAAAGACATTAATTGATAGTGCAGCAGAAGTGCTGGGAAGGAACCGCACGGATTTCATGCTGGATGCGGCGTGCAGGGAAGCGGAAGCGATTTTGCTTGATCGCTGCTACTTCCGTCTCGGGAAAGAAGAGTTCCAACGCTTCAATGACATGCTAGACAATCCTCCCAAGTCCAACCCAAAACTGGCAAAGCTGCTAGCGAGGAAACCATCGTGGGAGGAGTAGAGGCGTCCAAGATCCGTATTACCGCTCCAGAAAAGCTGACAGTGGAACATGATCTTACGCAATTCTGCTGTGGCGAATCATCTCTCAATCTGTGGTTGAAGACGCGGGCACTTCAAAACGAGAAGAATGGAGCATCGCGTACTAAAGTGGTGTGCTCAGAAGGTCATGTCGTTGGTTTTTATGCGCTGGCGACTGGTGCTGTGGCACATGTCGAGGCACCCACACGCATCAAGCGCAACATGCCCGATCCAGTGCCCGTGATGCTGATCGGACGACTGGCTGTGGATGAACACTTTCAGCATCGCGGGATTGGGGCGGATCTTTTGCGGGATGCGGTTTTGCGCACTTTGCAGGCTGCTGAGATTGCCGGCATTCGTGCGGTTTTGGTAAATGCAATTTCTAAGGATGCAAAACAGTTCTACGAGAAATACGGCTTCATCGCTTCGCCGATCAATCCACAAACGCTTATGATTACATTGACTGAGGCAACCAAAATTCTGGCATCGCGGAGCTAAAGAAATTTGTTGACAACGCGGGGGCTTGGCGCAAAGTATTGAGGTGTCATATGAGTGCGTCGAGCAGGCGCAACCTGAAGAATGAGCTGACAAGATGTTCTAGTGCGCTGGATAAGCGCAACAACAGCATCCCGTACCAAATCCGTATGAGTGCATCGAACAGATGCAACCTCCATTGGCATTCGTTTTTGTCTGCTGTATAGCAGACTGGTTGAAGTGCATCGAGAAGATGCAACGTACGTGAGCCTTGGATTTCGCAGTAATGCGGTTTCAGTGCACCGCATAGGCGCAACATGGATAGGTTGAGGAGCACAGTATGAGTGCATCGAGCAGATGCAACATGGATAGGTAGGGGTGTACAGTCAAAGTGCATCGGAGAGATGCAACATGTGCGACAAAGTAGGAGTGCGCTGGATAAGCGCAACAATACACTGAATAAGCGCAATAATACACAAGGGATATTTATAGACGTATGAGTGCGCCGAGAAAGCGCAACGCGTCAAGGAATAGCACAAAGTCACAAGGCAGTTTCAGTGCATCGAGTAGATGCAACACGAGAATCATCACGGCTTTTTGGCTATAAAAAGGTTGCAAGATAGTCATAGTGCGCTGGATAAGCGCAACAATCAAACAGCTTCTACAGTGCGCCGAATAGACGCAACATTAGCCATGCTCAGCTTTTTTGCCCTGAAAATTTCTGAATAGTGATAAAGAATAGCCCGCATGAACAAGACATACAGGCTATTCCTGTTCTGAAAAATTATCGAGAATGACGACCGCCAAAGTAAAAGCCAAGAACAAGCGTCACCATTGGCGGGAGAATCGTTCTTGCTTGTTCAAAGATGGTTTGAGCTTCTTTTGATCCGGGCCAACGCAATAAAACCCCGCAAGCCAGAAACATTAAAAAGACTAAAACCATCAGGATTTGCTGCGCAAAAGACAATAGCTTTTGTGGATCGAGTTCAGGACGAGGCACGTCTTCGCGTTGGCCAAGATCGACGATGATCGGTTTTTCTTTGTTCTCATTTTCCATGAAGTTTATACACCAACAATGCGGGCAATAACCTTCTCTCCGTTGATGATTCCAAGAGAGTTCCCCTTGTCTTTTTCTTCCTGGGCTACCTTCAACACAGTGAACATACGTCGAATGATCTCTGTTTTTGGAACCGACTCTTTTTGGGCAGTGTCATTGACGATTTTTACAATCTCAGCGGGAAGTGCAATTGTCATGCGTGCCATAAAATCTCCTGAATGCATATTATCACGTAAATCGCACTAAAATCGCACTACTTAAAAATAAAGGTTTTGGCCTTTATCTACACTGATGCTTTAGCGAATGCAGTTACAGTTCGCTAAGTGAGCGCAATCCTTGCGCAATGAAAAATCACAGTAGACAGAAAACCAAGACTGGCGTAGGTTATGCGCAAAGTGGGGAAGCGAAGTTATGTGTGCTTTGCGTAAGACCAATCCGACAAAAATGGCAAAGTTGCTGAAGCTTCTTTGCGACAATTTTTATGCGGAAACTCCGTTGCAGCGGTATCTGATGCGTGGCGGACGGGGACGGAAGAGTATGCAGCGATACCGCGCGGCAAAGCGCGTTCGTCGGCCGGCGCAATTTCGGCAGGATGTGTGGTAGGCACAAAATTACCGTTGACACGAAATTGGTTTCCCGCCAATTTATGGAGATGGAAGTAATGCGGGTGCTCAAGGGAGCGTAAACAATGCCAAGACCCAAGCCAACCGAAGAAGATTTGCAAGAACGAGACGCTCGCCAGAAAGAGTGGCGCAAGTTTCGTCACGATCATCTGTTTACGCAGGTCAAGCTGGCTGAAGTGCTGGGCTTGAGTCGGCGCACGGTGCAGCTGATCGAAGCAGGAAAGGTAATTCCGTTTCCTGATACGTTAAGAAAGTTTTTGGCGCTCAAGGCGAAGTACAGCAATGAAGAGGCTGCATAGGGTGGAAGAAGAAAAGAAAACTCCACGCAGCCCAACCCAGGTGCTGATCGATTGCATGGAAGACTTTGGAAACGACGAGCCGACAGAGATTGTGGTGATTTACAAAACGCAAAATGGCGACTTGGCATGGTCATCCAACCAGTTGGAAAATTCGCACTTCCTTGGGATGCTGGAGATGGCGAAGTTTTGGTTTCTTTTGAGATGCAAGAGCGACGCGAAGGAATAAATCAGGAGAGGTGCTTCAGTGGAAGACGATTACGTAGAGGGTTTGACGGGAGAAGAGATTATCAACGACGTGCTCGATCAAGTCGCTGAAAAACTGCGCGGTGATTGCAATCTGCGCGAGATGGATGCCTACACAGGCGGTTACGACGGATCAGTCAAGGTCCATCTGAATCTGCGCGGACTCGACACAGCAGAAGTCAAGGTTGACGTCCATGTCAGTGCTCCGGCGAGCGAAGACTTTCCCGTAGACGGAGAATCTCCAATCATCAACACAGAAGTTGATGCCGATGTTGAGATTGCGCTTGAACCGCATCTCAACGTTGTGCGCGAACGCAGCGGCCAGGACGTGCCTACCCTTGGCAAGAATGAGGAAGGTGCCGTCGTCGTGAAGAAACGGCATTACGCCAAAAAGCAGAAGCAGGCGTAACGAAGTTCTCCGGCCTTGTACCCGGAGGAACGCGCGGACCTTAGTAGCTCAGTGGTAGAGCGGCTCCGTGTAAAGGTGGGCGCACCTGTTGCGGAGAGGGTCGTCGGTTCGAATTCCTGCCTTTGGCCCGCGCAAAGTTCAAAGGAGAAGACAATGAAACGTTGGTTGGCGATTTTCGTGCTGGCATTGACGCCGGCATTTGCGCAACAGGCACCGAAACCGAATCAGGTACCGCAGCTGAGCACCGCAGATCGTATTGCTCTTCAGAGCTGCGAAAAGATCAAGCAGGACGTGCAGAAGCAGTGGCAGGATGCGCTGCAGCAGGAACAAACCATCCTGACAGAGTTCGCTGCCAGCCATCCCGGCTACCGCGTGAATCCACAGAACTTTATCGTGGAACCGGAACAGCCCAAGCCTGCACTGCCGGTGAAGAAGTAAGGATGCGCAATGGGAGAGAAAAAACAGTCCTGGTTTGAACGCTTGATCGGGATTTTCCACCTGGAGACCGTTCATCATCGGACTTGCTGGCTGTGCCATAAGCGCATTTTGAAGGCGCACAAGTATCGCCACGTCAAGGCAGGGCTTTTCTGGGCAGATCAGGTCGAGCACAGAAATTGCGCTAACCCGACGCTTGGAAAGCCCTACCACCTGGTGCAAAACTTGACGCCTGAGCTTCCATTCGATGGAACAAGCATTCCAAGCTCCATCGAAGAGCTATCGACTCCAATTTGGCCAGAATACGGAGACGTTCCTCAGGAGAAAACCAATGAGCGAACTGCGTTGGTTGCGGACAGAATGGATGAAGCCAGTCACTGTGGACACGCATCGTTTTCAGTTCCTTCGCGCCCTTCGCAGTGATGGACAGCTGTTTGAAGTGCACAGTGAAGTAGGGTTGTGGACAACGCCAACAACCCTGCGCGCACGGCTTGATGCGATGCTGAATGATCCACCATTGCCGTCTGTCCTGGATGAAGAAACCGGAGAATGGCGTTCTCGCTTGGTTCGGCCAGACTTTGGCAAGGGAACTGGCGATTGGGTGGAGGAGCCGAAGCCATGACAGAAGACTTTGAAGAGCGACTTGTGGCGGCATTTGAACAGATGGCAACTGCACTGACAGGCATTCATGACACACAAGAAAAACAATTCGCCAAGCAATGGCCAGAACGAAAAGAAGTCCACGAAGCTGTTTACTCTCGCGTCCCCACCACAGAAGACCTTATCCGTGAAGAGCAGGGAGCCAGCGACGAATCCCTTGACGATTGGCTCACGGTCCCCGAGGAAGAAGAATACATCGGCGAACGCGAGCGGGAATTCCTTAAAACCCACCCAAGATCCGCTGCCAGTGCCCAAGCTCTCGATGAGGATGAAACGGAGGGACGAAGCACTGCGGCGCCTGAAGATCAAGCCGGAAGTGATGGCGTCCCTGCCGGAGATCACCCCACTGTTTAAAAATGCCGAGGGTGGGTTGCCGACTGTTTTAAACGCCATGCGTTTTTGCGCTCAGGATGAAGTGATTGCGGCTTTTTTGGGGAAATATGACTCTCTCCCGACAAGCGATCGTAAGATGTTGCCCTGGGAAGCGATCGCCTATTCTGCCAAAATCGATCTGCAACGATTGACTGGTGCCATCTTGTTTGCGCTTCAGGCTTCTTCCGTGAATGCGGTGAAGGTGATCGCGCTCAGCTCTCATCCGATGATTATGAAAAAGACAATCCAGTTTGCCCAGTTGGCCGGCGGCGAGAAGGATCGCACGATGATCCACCAGGCGCTTGGCTTCCTTCCCACGCCCAAAGGTCCAACATTCATCGGGAAAGCAGTGTTTGGATCTGCCAGTGACAGTGAAAAGGAAGAGCATGAAGAGAAGGGCGTTTTTGGCCTTGACGATGACATTGATGAACTCTTCCCCTCGCCCAGCGATACATTGCAAAAGCTTGTACCGATCCGACAGTTACGCTCGGAGAACTAAAAGTTACGCTTGACGCAAGATGTAATTCGGTATAAATGTAAAGCAATTACCGAGACACATGCCCCTCGCTCAAGCGGGAACAAGCAATGGCTCAGGACCAGAGATGGCCTTGGGCCATTTCTGTTTTCCGGCCTATTGCAACCCTCCCGCAACAACCAAGTTGGCGGGATCGTAAGTTCCAAGGAGGAACGTCATGGCAAAAACAAAGCGCGTTTCAAGCAAGCTGTGCGAAACGAAGAAAATGACGCCGCGTGTCAAGAAGCTCGGTAAGAGAGCCAGCAAGACGATCGCCGTCAAGGGCTAGCTCATGAGGGCTGATGTATTCCGAAAAGATTATCGTACAGAACCTGGACAAGTTCGCCGCGCGTGAGGGGTGGATGCCTACCCCTCATACGTTTGCCCAGGTGGAAGAATTCAAGCACTACATCGATTCCATCGTAAAAATCGAATCAAACTCGAAGTCCTCGTATATCTCCCTTGTGCGTCCCATCACGCAAAAGCGCCAAAAGGAAATTTGGCGGTGGGTAGAGAACGAGCAGGTGATGTGTGCCCTCGATAGCAACTACTTTGACGATTGCTACGCCTACGTCTGCAACGAAGGCGGCGAGATTTTCAAATTCAAAAACCGGAAATCGCAAGAAGTTTTCGATTCCGTAATCGCCGATTTCGACGAAAAGCAAGTTGCTATTCGCCTTTTGATTTTGAAAGCGCGGCAGGTGGGCATCACCACAAAAACCGCTCTGAAGTTTCTTCAAAGGATGTTGTTCATTCCGCACACTCAGGCTGTGATGGCCTCGGTGCAGTCGGATAAGTCCGAGCTGATCGGTCGCATCCTGGATATTGCCTACAACCAATGCCCCTGGTGGCTGGTGCCGCGCCGTGGACCCAAAGGCTCATTCGATAACGGATCTGTGTTGTCCATTCAATCTGGTATGCAGGCAACGGGTATCGCGCAAGGTTGGACTCCCACATTAATTCACGTTTCGGAGTTGGCGGATATCCCCAAGCCTAAGAAGGTGATTGAAGAAGGCCTGTTGCGCGCCACGCACGCCACTCCCAACCTCTTCATGGTGTTTGAAGGCACAGGTGGTGGAAACACCGGCTGGTTGGCCGAGACGTGGCGCGCTGCGAAAGAAGACTTCCCCAAAGGATTGCATGATCTTTGCCCTGTATTTATTCCTTGGGCAATGGCGACGGATCTTTACCCTGAAAAGGCATGGATTCGTCAGTTCCCGGTTCCAGAAGACTTTTACAAGAAGCGCATGGAAGCAACGCGCAAGCATGTGATCCGTGCCGAGTCCTACATTCGCAATACGCCGTTTTTGTCACGGATTGTTGGAAAAGATTGGCGGATGCCGCTGGAGCAGCAGTGGTTTTGGGAATTCAATTACGCCAAATCTTGCAAAAATCACAGTCAGAAGATTTGGCTTGCGCAGATGCCGGCTGACGACTATGAAGCGCTGACAGGTGTGCATGACAGCGTGTTCGATGTGGAAACGATTCAGGAGATCGAAGACAACATTTATGAAGTGCAAGGCGACACCAAGGAAAGAAAGAAGCAGGTGCAAGCCTACGCCATTACTGGTGATTCCATCGACGATGGTTTTGAGCCACCAGAGCCATTGATTGATTACGACAAAGCGCATATCCGCGTGACATGGAAATCGGATCGCGGACAACGCTATGACTGGGTTTTGGTTCCTCTCCTTCCGATTGACGAAGATGTGGAGCTGGAAACCTTTGACAAGCTGCTGGTATATGAAGAGCCCAACCCTGGATACACCTACAGTTGCGGCATCGACACGGCAGATGGTCTTGGCAAAGAGGATGAAGACAGAACCTGCGTATCGGTAACGCGCAACCGTTTTGGCGATGAATATGACTATCAGGTGGCTGAGCTGGTATCGAACCGCATCAACTCTGCACAAGTTGTCGGATTTGCAGCTTGCATTGCCGCCTGGTATGGCGAAAATGCAAAAGATCCACGTGGCGTGAAGTTTTGCGTGGAGCAGATCGGAAGACCAGGTGATACATGCCAGCACCAGTTGAAGCTGATGGGCTTCCATTGGCATCACGTTCCACGTCGCTACGACAGCAAAAAGATCAAGGATGATTCTGGCAAAAAACAGGGCTGGTATTCCAACGTATGGAGTGTGCCAATCCTGATGACGCGCTTTACGGAAGCTGTGAATGGTGGCTGGTATCGCCCGACATCCAGATGGTTAATTGAAGAGTTGAAAACGCTGGAGCGGCATGCAGCGGCTGGCAGAGTTTCCAAGTTGGAGCATCGCAGCGGTCAGCATGATGATCGCGTGCGTGCTGCGGCGCAATCTTTCTTTACTGCGCACGATTTCGACATTCTTGCGGATAGATCGCAAAAGCGCTATGCATTGCCAACGGAGAAAGCACCTCCGTTGAGCAAAGCCGTATGTTCTTCGAACATGGTTTCTGTGGGAGGTCTCGATTGAACGCACAGTTAGCAACCAAAATCGTGTTTTGGCACGATGGAACTCGCGGCGAAATCCGTATGGGCCTTCCTGAACAGTTCCCGGCACCAGCGGGTTTCGAAAAGATTGTCTGCAACACCATGCATGAAGCCGAAGTGTGGTCGGAACGGATGCGTAAGTGGGAAGCCTACAAGTACCAGATGGAAGACGAGCAGCGAGAAATGATTGAAGGACCCATCCGCGCCAACTTGCGCAGCTACATGCGCCACCAGATGGCAAACGCACGGAATAACCTGAACCGTGACTTCTTGCGCCAACATTTGGAATCGTATGGCAATCGACCGGACAAGACAAAAATGCGGCGCGAAAGCTATCTGCATGCAGAAGCGTATGAGAAAGGACGATAGGTTACGCATAACTTACGCTATGTGAAATTAGCGTAGACGTGTAGGCAAATTTTGCCTACTATGCGCAATAGAAGTTATCAGGTGAAGGCTTGATTCAACCGGAAACAATTCGCGGACGCAAAGAATACTTCCGCAAAAAGCGGGCCGAGTTTGCTGCGACATGGATAACTGACGACGACGGTGTCGTTCATATTCCTTTTGGCGATGGGCATGAAGCGCTTATCGATGCAGACAAAAAGGAATTGGCGGCACAATTTCTTTGGCATTTACATCCAAGCAAGAAAAAGTTTTATGCAGAAGCACTTTCGACGGAAGAATTGCGCGAGGAGTATGGAAAACACGTTTCGTTGCACCGCGTAATTATGGGGGTCAGCAAAGGCGTTCAGGTTGATCACATCCACGGGAACGGACTGGATTGTCGCTGTTCCGAAATGCGCGTAGCAACGTCAAGTCAAAACGCAGCTAATCGCAAGTACAAAAGCAGTACGGGATATAGGGGCGTAGTAAAAAAAGGAAAGAAATTCGCAGCACAGATTGAGCACAACGGGAAGAACAATCATCTCGGAATCTGTAGCAGTCCCGAGGAAGCTGCTGTGTTGTACAACCTGGCAGCGGTGAAATTGTTTGGAAATTTTGCCGTACTGAATGAAATCGAGGGTTGACCGCAATGGAGCTAGAAACTACCTGCTGGCAATGCCCAAAGTTTGAATCCTCGCCGAGTTCGCGTGCTGGATGGGTCGAGGAACAAATCGAAGAAGGTGAAGGGTTTCTTGAAGGGCAGACATGCTACAAGAACCTGGGCACGAATATGCGCATTTTCGATGCCATCTTCAGAGATAAGTCGCGGTCAATTCTTGTCACCAATGAACTGAAATACGACATCCGCAAGTTCTGCGAAACTCTTTCCGAAGTGCGCGAAATTGCCGGATATGGGTCGGATATCCCTGCATATAAGCAAATGGCAGAGATGCTGACCAAGGTATCAAAGTGCGTCTACCTGGAATCCGATTTTCCTTTCCAGATTTTGAAAGTTTTGCAGTATGCCAGCGTTACCGGTATCGGTTATCTGTGGCCAAAGGTGCGCGCGGACGAATATGGCTATGGCGAACGCAAGATGGTGTTCGATGCGTTGGGCCTGCTGGATGTAGTTCCTGTTCAGATTCCTCGAAGCAACGACGTGCAGGATGCTTACGCCGTCACGGTCTACGACTACATGCCGATCGCAGAAGCTCACGGTCGTTTCCCGCTTTTCCAGGGACAATTGCAGACAGTTGGACCGCGTAGTTACAAAACGCAGGTTCAAGCGCGACGGATGGATTACGCCGAGCGCTTCCGCTATGGTGGCCCAAACCGGAGTTTTGGCAATCTTTATTGCGAAATTCGCTACACGTTTATTCGCGACCTCCGAATCAACAATACCGGTTATGAATTGCCAATGGGAGATGTTGGCACCAGTTGGTTCTACAAAGTTCCCTATGTTGGCCAAATGATTTTTGGCGGCATGCGCAACGGCTTGGCGTACATGCGACCGGCGACGGTAGAAGATTGCCGCGTGTATCCGAACCTGCGACTCATCATTACTTCCACTGGACTCGATCGGCCCATGTACGACGGACCAAGCTTTGACTGGGATGGAAAGATTCCAGTGATTCAGTACACCGTGGATGATTGGGCTTGGGAGCCTCTGGGACGTTCTTTAGTAGGTGATGTGGCATCGATTGAAACAACGACGCGCAAGATCGAGCGCAAGATAGACGACGTAATCACGATTACGTTGAATCCGCCGATCGGTTATGACCACACCGCCACAGGCGGCGCAAAGATTGAGCATTTTGACATCTTTGAGCAAGACGTGCGCTACGGCGTAGACGGCAAGCCGAGAGACATCCTTCAGTCGATTCTTCCTGAAGAAGTTCGTGTTAGCTCGGAGCATTTCACGTTTTTGAAGTATTTGAAGGAGTGCAAGCAGTCGCAGTTGGGCCTGACGGATCTTGGCAATCTTCAGAACATGAAGATGAACATTGCCAATGACACGGCCGACAAGATGCTGGAGTCCATTGGCCCAATTGCAAAGGGCATTGCCGCACGCATTGAAAAAGGCAATAAGGCGGTTGGTTACCGCATGAAATTCCTGATCCTGCAATGGTTCAACGTCGGACGAATCATGGAGTATGTGGGACCAGACAGCATTGCACGAGAGGTTTTTGACTTTAATCCAGACGATCTGGTTCCGAGCCACATGCCCGACGAGATGATCAGCGGTAATTTTCCCGAAGATCCATCGCATTACAACCAGCTGACGCGTGCGCGTTGGTTTGCCAAGCAGATTCGGTTGGTATCGGTGCCGAGCACGCTGTTGAAGGTGACGCAGATGCAACGTCAATTGATGATGCTGCAACTGAAGCGTGGTGGTGCGCCGATTTCTTGGTCGACGGTGATGAAGAACCTCGATATCCCCAACTATGGCGAGGTGCAGGGAAATACCGAACATGAAAAATGGTTCAACGAAGAGCTGGAATCGCAAAAGCTGAAGATTCTTGCGGCTGCTGCGGCACAGCAGTTTATGAAGCAGCTCGGAATTCAGCCACCAGAAGAAGGTGGCGGTGGTAAGGGCGGTGGTAAGGGCGGCGGCGGTGGCAAGGGCGCTGGTGGCGGTCGGCCATCGAGCGGAGGAAAGCCGCCCAAGATCAAGCAAAAAGGCGCGCAAGGTGGAGAACCGCGCACGGTAGTAAGCGAAAGCTAAGGAGAAGACATGGCAGTCCAAATCAAGGTTCAAAAAGACTACTATTTGACCGAAGTAAGCGTCGAATTACCTGCCGATATTCAGCAGACCGACGAGTTACTCCAAGCTACAAGAACAACCGGAAAGATGGTTGTTCAGTATAACCAGGGTTCTGTGCAGGGAGTAAATCTCGAACAGCGCACTAAGATTTCTGATGCACAAGCGGAAGAGATTCGTAAGATTCTGGATGTAGACGAAACGATTTTGTAAAAATAACACTTGACGCGAAAAAGAATTCGGCTTATAGCTCTAACAGAATCTTTTGAGCGGCATGCCCCCCCTCCTTGGGGAATCAGCAATGGCTCAAGACCAGAAATGGCCTTGGGCCATTTCTATTTCACACCAAGGAGGAAAACATCATGGCAAAACGTCGCAAGGCTAGTGCAATGAAGGCAAGCCATCTGAAGAAGGGCCGCAAGAGTCGTGGTCGCAAGGGCCGCGGCAAGCGCAGCGCCATCAAGGCGTAGTTACCTTTTCCCCAACGGTAGCTATGCTGCCGTTGGGGAATCTCGCTCAAGGAGATTCCAGTAATGGCTACAAGTGCACAACCAATGCCGCAGGACCAAGGACAAGGTGCAGGTACACCGCCTCCCGATCAAGGAGCTGGCGCTCAGCCGCAAGGCGCACCTGACCAAAATGCCCCGCAGCAAGGTGCTCCTTCGCAAGCTCCTGCCAATCCAATGCAGATGTTGCTCGCACGTTGGTATCAGACAGCCAAGCAAATGGCTGCCTCCGATCCGCGTCTTGCCTCTGGTGCGGAAAAGGTATCGCAGGGAATTCAAGAGATGCAAACGGCTTTGGTAAGTCCGCCACAGCCAACACCGATGGGTCAGCAACCGCAATACTAACGCTTCGGGAGAACAAGTGACATGCCGACAGTAAACGAAATTTTGAAGCAATCCGGATTGAACGACGAGCAGATCGCTGCACTCGATGCAAAGGCGATTACTGCATTCACCGGAGTCCTGACTACTGCGGAACAGGAACGGAAGACTGCTCAGGAATCTGCCACCAAGGCCCAAGAATCTGCCGCAAAGGCAGAGCAAGAGCGCCAGGCAGCACAGCAGGCTATCGAAAAAGCTGAACAGGAACGAAAGGCTGCGGCAGAAGCAAAAGAAGCGGCCGAAGTTGCTCAGCGTTCCAACGCAGAATTTTACGACAAAGAGATTGCGCCGGCATTGAACAATTGGGGAACCGAAAAGGCGAATTTGGAAGCGCAAGCCGCTTTCTATCGTGCGCAGAATGAAGCCGCACGCTCCGCCGGATTTGTTCCGACAGAAGCGCCGAATTACAAGCCGCAGGAAGCACAGGCAGCAAACCAGCAGCGCGATGCACAAGGCCGCTATGTGGCCGGTGCGCAGGGTGGAACGCCTGGTAGCCCAACGTTCACGATGGAAGCCATCGATCAGCGCCTGGGTGCCGGAATTAGCAATGTCGGCTGGGCCATGCAGGAATACCAGCGATTGAGCGGTGGACAGTTCCTTCCCGATTCCTTCGACAAACTCTCAGAAGAAGCCAGCAACTCCCGGTTGCCGTTCCGCGATTACGTGGCACGGAAGTACGACTTTGCCGGCAAGCAGGCTGAGATTCAGCGCAAGTCGCAGGAAGAGCACGACGCAAAGGTTCGGCTGGAAGCTTCGGCACCTTTTGAAGCAAAGCTGAAGGAAGCGGAAGAAGCGCGGCAGAAGGCGATTGAAGAAACAGATCGCAAGTGGGCCGAAAAGATTGGATCGAATCCGGATGTGCGGATTGCGCAGCCTTCTCGCTTTGCTGATGTGGCACGTGCTGTGAAGGCCAACGAGCGTCCTGATCCGTTGAACTTGAATGAATCGCAGCGCCGGCAGGCAACATCGCAGGCGATTCGGCAGGAAGTTTCTGAGTCTACCGCAGCGTAATTTTTGCAGTTTGAAGACGTGAAGATCAGTCGAGACGCATGCCCCCCTTTCGAGGGAATCAGCAATGGCTCAAGCCCAGAAATGGCTTGGGCCATTTTTGTTTGAGCAATCGAAAGTTCTCGAAACGGAGAATGCAGCGTAAGTCGCTGAAAGGAAACCAGATATGCCTACGGACCCATTGTATAACGAAATTGACGCATCTAACTTGGAAAGTGTCCGCAAGAATGTAGTATTCAACAACTTGTTCGTGGACACTCCTTTCCAGGCGAAGCTCCGCCGAGCCGGTGTGTGGGATGAATTCCTGGGCGGCGCGGGCATGATGGAAGGCATTCTCTACGGGCGCACTCAGGGCGCTGCGGTGAATCCCGGCCAGACTGTTACCGTGACTCGCCAGCAGATCAACACCGGCATCAAATTCCTGCCGAAGGCGTATGCCACTTGGTATCCGCTGGACGACTGGGAGATGGATGACGGTTCCGGCACCGGTGGTGTGATTAACTCCGGTCCGTCGAAGATTGTCGACGAGTACCAGCTCTACATGGAAGCCATGGTGATGACCATGAACACCATGCAGGAGATGGATTCGTTCCGCCACGGCCAAGCCTCTGCCGCGACGATTCAGGACAATCGCATCAAGACCATCAATGGTCTGGATGAAGCTCTGAATAACGGCATCGATCCGTCCGTGTATGGCAACATCTACGCGAACTACGGTGGCCAGGCGCGCAACGGAAACATCGGAACCGCGCTGAACTCGACGCCGCTTTACCTGGGCACCTCGACAGGTGGCACGGGGCAGATTGATTTTGCTGCCTTGATGCAGTTGTGGTCGCAGTGCAAGGTGACGGGCGGCAATCCGACGCTGGGTATCACCAACGTTTTCGGATTCAAGGCCATTGCCGTTGCGCTCGATGCGCAGCGCCGCGATATTTCGAACACTCGCCACGACATCAAGTGGGATGGTTTGAACTTCAACGGCGTGGATATTTACGCTGACCCGCTGGCTCCTTCGGCGCAGGCTCAGAACTTCATTGAGCTGGCTCCGGCAAACGGTGCGGCTGGCAACACGAACTTGGCAGATGGCGTTGGATCGAGCACCACGACCGTGGCGTTCACAACTCCGCAGTTCACCAAGAACGGTGCGGCCGTCACTGTCTCGCCGACTGGTTCCGGCCTGCCTTCGCTCACCACGATTCAGCCTTCGGAAGTTTTGTACTTCTTGGAGCCGGAAAGCTTCAAGATTCGGCCGACCAACAAAAAGGGCTGGAACTTTGGCCTTCGTCGCGCCCCGATGCCGAACAACGTCAGCATCGACGCTTTGTTCATGCGGTTGGGTATCAATCTGTACAACGTGCAGCCGCGTCATTCCAATTACGCGTTTGGATTTACGGCATAGGAGGACGGAATGCCTTTTCAGCCTATTTTGCCTACATGGTTGGCATGGAACAACGCTAACTTCACTTCGCCGACCGGGCTTACGGACGTCCGTACCGGTCAACCGTTCGCTGCCGGTGGCCTGAATCTTGGTGACTTCTTTGACGCGACCAACCAGGAAGCGTTTCAGGCGTCATACACGACCAACGGCACTCTGTTCTCCGGTCGCTACCGCCTTGTGCAGGTTGACTCGGGTGCAACTGCGGCCAACGTCAAGACCGGCACTGTCGGTTACCTGCGCGCTGGCACTACTGTGCAGTCGGTCGTGATTACAGGTGCGGGTTCTGGTCAGACGGCAGGCACCTATAACGTCGCAGCCACGGTGGGTAGTGGCGGTGGAAGCGGTGCTTTGATTCAGGTGGCAGTCGGCTCGGGCGGCACGGTGACCTCGGCGACGGTGTTGCTGGGTGGCTACGGCTACTCGACACCCCCGACCTTCACACTTGTCACTGGCGGCACGGTTGGCACGGTGGTGGCGCAGCTGAGCACCACGCCGAACTTGGTGACCAGCTTTGATCAGGTTGCTGCTGGCACAGCCATTCCAGTTCGCCCAGTCGTGTACCTGAATTCGATTACGCCTGGCAACTACGGATTCATTCAGGAACTGGGCACGGCGACGGTGCTGGGTAACGGGACCATTGGACCTGGAAACAGCCCTGGAGGCTATGTGAACGTAGCAACCGGCGGAACTGTAGCCACAACGGCATCTACTGGGTCGCCCGTTGGATCAACGATTGGCGTAGCTATCGACACGCCGATTGCATCCCAGCTCTTCAAGGTCGAGTTGCAATACGTGCCGGTGGTTCAGGACTAATTACGGTTGGGGACGGGCAGCAATGCTCGTCCCTGCACATTGTCATCGAGTCATTGCAGCAAGGAGCAATCATGGTTCTTACAGCGATCACAAAAGGCGGCGGCGGTCCACTTTATCCAGACTTTATCGGTCGACGCGCGACCTTTGTCGGGAGTGGTACTGGCCCCGCGTCCTATGTCCTTGGCACAGGGGATCTGGTGACGCTGAACCTGCCGAACTACTACATCGATGCTCTTCTCGGTGGCGTGACAAGCGTGAGCGGTAAGTATGTGGTTTACCCGAATCCCGCAGGAACTGGTGCGCGACAGCAGTGGTATCTCCGCTGGTTTGTCGCTTTGGCCACTGCTGGCACAGTTGGGGCTGAAGTGACAAGCACAACGAATCTTTCGGGCGAGTCGGTTCAGCTTGGTGCATTCGTCGGCCAGTTTTAATAACCGAAGCAAGGAGTCATCGTGATTCTCACAGCAATTGGAAAAGGTACCGGTGCCGGTCCACTCTATCCAGACTTTGCTGGACGGCGGGGACTCTTTGTTGGAAGTGGCACTGGTCCCGTGTCCTACGTTGCCGGCACGGGAGATCTGGTGACACTGGCCCTGACGAACTACTACATCGATGTGCTTATCGGTGGCGTAATAAGTTTAAGCAAAAATTACGTGGTTTATGCTGACCCCACGGGAACTGGCGCCCGTCAGCAATGGTATTTGCGGTGGTTTGCTGCAAGCACCAGCGCCGGTGGTTCTGTTGTCACGACACGTCTTGGCACTGCCGCTAACTATGCATTGCTGGCATATTCCGGCATCACGAATGTGGGAAGTTCAGTCATTACGGGTGGAAACATTGGAAGCTATCCGACCACGAGTATTAGTGGTTTCCCTCCAGGCACTCTGACCTCTCCCGCAGTGATTGACAATGCTGCTGCGTCTGCCGCCCAGACTGCATTGACAGCGGCAATCATCTACTACCAGGGATTGACGCCGACCCTGTCCGGACTTACCAACCTAAGCACGGGTGGCAATGGTTCGACGGCAGCGACGTACACGGCAGGCAACTATTTTGGGTCGACCAGCTTGACGATGCCTACAGGCATCATTCTGGATGCGCAGAATAACTCCAGTGCTGTGTTTGTTTTTGTGGCAGGATCGACGATCAATCTTGCCAGTGGACAGACAATTGCATTGGTCAATGGTGCACAGGCCGCGAATGTGGTTTTTGTGGCTGGAAGCGCTTTTACTTCGGTAGCGACTTCGACGGTGAACGGAAACATTCTGGCAGTAAGCGGAATTACTCTTGGTGGCGGCACACTCAATGGCAGAGCACTTGTCACGACAGGCGCAGTCGCCATTGCGGGAGCTACCGCTGTGACTGTTAGCGCAGCATCTTCAGTTGGAACAGAGGTTGTATCTGGCCAGAATTTATCCGGAGAAGCAGTCCAACTCAGCGCATTTGTCGGACAGTTTTAACGAGGTCTTCTCTCCCGAAGGCACAAAAGCGGCTCTTGCGGAGCGATCTGCAGAGCCGCTTTTGGTATCACGTAATAGGTATGGAGTAATCGGAATGCGGAAAATTTGGGGATGCAAATTCGCCGAAGAAAAGAATAGCTGCACGATCGTAGGCACGTGCGGCAAGTTCTTTACTTCGGAATCTCCCAAGACTTTTTGTTTTTCCGTGAAACTTTATGGAAGCCGCAAACTTTGCAGTTCCTTTGATTGCATACACGCCTTTAAAGCCCGTGGTGTTGTTCTTGCGCTTTCCACAATTTGCGCCATTTTGAGAGCAACTGCATTTACGAAGATTTTCTTCCCGATTGTCCAAACCGTTTCGGTTTCGGTGATCAACATGTGGAAAATCATCTCCAGCAATAACACGGTGCATCAGGACACTAGTCTCTTTTCCGTCCACAACGGCATACCGGGAAGCGTAAAACGTCTGTGCTCGTTTGTCCCAGGAAGCGCACCAATTGAATCGATTAAGTGCCTCGAACCAGTGCGCGTCAACGATAGCAACTTGGTTTTTAGTAAGCGGAATCAATTTAATAGATTGATTCTCGGGTTGAATTACTTTTTGGCGCAAAGGTTGCATAAACAAGCCTCGCTTGCGTGGAAATCAATCTTAGCAGCTTTCCATTTTACACGGTCAGAGACATTATTTTCAGTTGCAACTTTGGCTTGGTAAACAGAATGCGAACTTGTCGTCTGGCGATTAGGAGGGAAAATGGCGGAATCAAAAAATACGGAACTGGTTCTTCACGGCAGACGGCGGTTTAAGCGCGGCGCGTATCACCAACTGTCTGAAGCCGGCACCAAACGTCCCTATACGGAGACAAAAGACGTTAAGGCAGAAAAAGGCTTTGGCGCTTTGTATGGCCCAGAGCGTTCCAAGTCGAGAGGCAACAAAAGCCGTATCCGCAGAGAAATTACGGTTCGTAGCTTTGCGGCACCGGACAGAACACGTGCCAAGCGTGGAACGAAGAGAACGGCGAAGCGGACTTCAAGAAAGTAGGAGTGAAACGTGGCTTTTTTCAACATGATCCAGGAGTTGCTCGGGATTCCCGGTTGCAACCTCGGCTTGGTCAAAACCAAGATCAATGAATCATATGCCACGATTCAAAACGAAAACGTGTGGTCGTTCCAGTTGCAGACGGGTGGATGGCTGACGCCGTCGTTGTTGGGTGCGCCGACGCGCACGTTTCTTAGCCCTGGAACGATTACGGTGACACCTTTCACGAACACGATCACCGGTGACGCGATTGCCTCGGCCGCGTGGCTGGCCACGATCACCAATCCTCCATTGATCACGCAGTACCAGATCCGCGTTCCTTACTATTCGCTCTACTCCATCATCTCGTTGGATTCGACGGATACTTCTGCGGTAGTGCTGACGATTGATCGACCGTGGATGGAACCTAAGCAAACCAACGGCACCTACATGGCCTATCAGGCCTACTATCCAGCACCGGCTGGCTTTAAACGCTGGTACAACGTCCGCGACACCACCAACAACAACCAGTTGGACTGGTGGAGCAAGACGCAGATCGATTTGGCCAACGAAGACGCGGAGCGAACCGATTTCGACGAGCCGCTCTACGTTGTTCCTTATGCCCAAGATACTCGGCCAGGATCGGCGACATTGGGCCAGATGCTTTATGAACTGTGGCCACATCCGATTTCGCAGTTGCCGTACACCTTTGGTTGCCAAGTGAATTGGCCGCCGCTGGTCAAGAACTCCGACACGTTGCCATTTCCTCTGACGGAAGAACTGGTGAAGCTGCGCGCCTACGAGATGCTCTACCTGTGGAAGGAATCGCAAAAGGGCGACGAGATGGAGCGCGGCGCCGGTGCAAACTGGCAATTCCTCACGCAGGCTGCGCGCGCTGAATATAGCGATCGCTTGAGAATTATCCGCGTGATGGACAAGAACCTCGTGGATCTTTACTTCACCAAAATGCAGCGGTTCCCATCGGCATTTGGTGAACCGTACAGCACCGTCGAAGGCCAATTAAATGTCGGCGGATGGGGGGATTAACAATGCCCGGTTATGCAGGGACATCAAGAGCGCAGCTTCTTTACGAGAATCGCCAAGTGTTTCTCTTCCAAAACGAAACGGTAGCGGCTGGAGTCGCAAGCATTGCCTACCAGCTTCGTCGGGAACGCGGTGCATTTTATCCGTGGGGCATGTCGCTGGAATTTGCGTTTAGCGCCGATCCAGGAACGTTTGAAGTGGACGTTGAAACTGCGGATACGGACGAAGATACGCACTACGTCACCATCAACACGTTGACTGACGGGTTGAATTCTTCCTATGTCGGCCGGATCGAATTGCCATCTTTCTGGGCAAAGTTTGTGCGTGTGCAAGTGGTTACGTTAACCAATGCTGTAGCCATCACTGTTTTGTTAACGAGGTAAAAGCATGAGCGGATTGGCCCAAGTTGCAAATTACGGAAGCGTGAAAACAAAAACCATTGATGGATCGATCGCTTCTGATTCAGCAATTTCGTTGACTACGGCGACACCAGCCGATGTTGCATCAATCGAGCTTACCGTAGGCAATTGGGATGTGACGGGACAAATCACCTTCATGGCTACGTCGGCTACGTTTGTGATCTCCGCCGCTTGGGAAGGTGGAATTAGCACAACAACGGCCACTCTTCCTACGGATGGAACGGAAGCATTTTTTGCAACGCCAGCAGCGATTGCAACAACTACGTTTAATGCCACGGTCACCATTCCGCGCAAGGTCATCAATATCACGTCTACAACGATGGTTTATTTGGTTGCCGAGGCAACGTTCACGGCGGGTACGGTATCGGCGTACGGAAGTCTCACAGCGCGCAGAGTTTATTAAGGAATCATGAAAAAGACAATATTCGCGATTTTTCTTTTCACGACTTCGCTATTCGCGCAGACAACAGCGCTGAACGGCTACTGTGACCTTGGCGCAACCAAGGCGCTGACTTCTGGCTTGAATTCTTCCAATAGTTTCCAAGGCCTGGTGCCGAGCTGCACGGTGACTGTGTATATCGATTCCGTCTACTCCGTCAAAAACTCTTCCTACACAAGCGGCGGCACAGCAACTGGAACCACAGGGCAAACTTGCACGGTTACATTCTTGACGGGCACGACAGACGCTGTCGGTACGGTTACGCTGACGGGCACAAACACGATTGGAAGCGGGGCGGCGATCACCATTTCTTCAGGTGGCGACTATTCCACGGCGCCGACAACTGCAACGCTTTCTAGCGGGACAGCGACTTGCTCGGGGACAGCATCGGTTTCCGCGACGATGACACCGGCGTTGGCAACGCTCTATGCGGATTCCAGCGATACTGTATTGTCCAACCCATTTACGGCCAATACCGATGCTTCTTGGCTGTTTTATGCTGCGGACAATATGGGATATGACATTTCCATGAGCGGCGGAATCTTGCCTTATGTCTATCCTTCGCCGGTAACAATTACGGATGTGTATTTGGCAGGCCCAGGATTTTCTGGAGTATTAAGCGGAGATGTGATCGGGACCCAAAGCGCAACCACAGTTGTTGCGCTGGAAAACATTACCTTGCCTACCTTGACTGCCGTAACCGGTTTTCTTTATGACACGGATGGGGTTTTGAGTTTGTCCTCGATATTACCCGCTGCCGCAGAACCTGCGCATACGGGCGATGTAACCAATTCCGCAGGTAGCTTGGTGTTGACTTTGGCGACGGTAAACACAGACGTTGGTACCTTTGGTTCCTCGACTGCAATTCCATCGATTACCGTGAATGGCAAAGGACTGATTACTGCGATAAGCACCGATGCAGTGATTGCGCCGGCAGGCACATTGAGCGGCACGACGCTAAATTCCTCCGTGGTGAATTCTTCGTTGACCAGTTTAGGCACTCTGACCAGCTTGGCGGTTAGCGGTGCGACTACGCTGTCTGGCACGTTGATTTTGTCGGCTATCGGTCCTTCTACCAACCCTCTTTGCACAACGACAGCCGGCACCGTTACTAATTCTGGGTGCGTAAACCCGGGGGGAACCGACTACTACTTCAGCTTCACTGGATGCACCTTGACCGTGGGGGGAAATAGCGTTGATTGCCAAGGAACGCAACTATTCAGTGGGGTTTCACCGGTTGTTGCTACACAGGCTGACACAGATTACTACATTGGGTGCACGACCTACACGACCGAAGGCTGGGGAAGTTCAACAGGCGTCAACACAGTGAGGACAACAGGCTTTGACTACGCTGAAAATGTAGACCGATACAATGCAACATCGGCAACAGTGACGCCTACCGTGTGGTGCCATCTTCATCATAACTAGGAGAGCAGAACGTGAAGAAGTTTATCCTTGCATTGTTATTGATCTCGCCGGCTGTCGCAATGGGTGCTGTTGATCCCATCTCGGGATATTGCGACCTTGGCGCGTCTCAAGCTACAGTGTCGGGTTTGCTTTCTTCAAACTATCAGCAAGGTCTGATTCCTTACTGCACGGTAACGGTGTACCTTACCGGGACGACCACGCTGGCGACAATTTACTCGGATTCTTCCAGTACGCCACTCACAAACCCGTTTACGGCAAATGAAGATGCGTCCTGGTTGCTCTATGCTTTGTCCTCCCAAGCATACGATATTGTGTTAAGCGGAGGCGTTTCTCCAAACACCTATCCGTCTCCTGTGACGCTGCTCAGCACTTATCCGAGTTCTGCTGGCATAGCCACTACTTTTCCCGGCGCTGTCGCCAACGAGTGCGTTGGAACCGACGTGGATGGGAACTTCACGTCGACCGGGTCACCTTGCGGAACGGGAAGCGGAAGCGGCGGTGTGACCTTTGTTGGCTTGACGATGCCGAGCATTTTCTCTGTTTCCGGTTCGCCAATCACAACGGCGGGCACGTTCGCGGTCACATTAGCGAGTGAATCAGAAAACCTTGTGTTTGCCTCTCCAGACGGGACGTCAGGGATTCCTACTTTCCGCCGTCTTACCACGTCCGATTTTCCGTTCAGCTATTCTGGCTCAACTGCCGAATTGGCCACCGTGTCAGGAACGGTGGGCACAAATGTCGTTGTAGCCTGGGATAGCGACGGAAACCTCATTGCAGCAACTTCCAGCTCTATCTTTTCTGGGATTTTCACGGGGACTATCACAGCCTCGCAGGTAACTGGGCTTGCAACCTCGGCAACGACGGATACGACGAATGCCAGCAACATTACAAGCGGAACGCTGGCCGCTGCCAGGTTGCCCGCGTCCGCATTCACCTGCCCAACAGGGGAGCTTATAACCAGCTTCACGCTCAACGACGTGAATACCTTGAGCTGCATCAGCCCTGTGTCGATTACGGGTCAGGTTGATGCGGGCACAGTACATGCGATGCCGTACTATTCTGTGTCGCCCAGTGGCATGATTCTGAGCGCGTCGTCTGCCACGTTGGATGCAACGGGAGACATGACCGCCAAGACACTGCAATTGTCGAACTCGCTCTCGATTGTTGCACTGGGATCTACCGATGCTGGCTGCTTGTACACAGATACTTCTGGAACCATCAACTCCACAGGGGCAGGGTGCGGAGAAAATGGCACGGTAACCAGTGTCGGCATTGAGGTTCCTACGGGATTTAGCGTATCGAATACGCCGATCACAAGTTCGGGCGTGATTACCATTTCGGCGGATGTGGAAAATCCCAACGTGATCTACGCAGGCCCTGCCTCGGGAACAACGGCGGTGGCTCCGACCTTCCGCGATATGGTGCTTCTTGATCTGCCCACATCCTCGGATCTGAACGCCTTCCTGACCTCCCGCTCATACTCTTGCGGTACGGGTGGAGTCGACACCTGCTACGCTGCGGAGTATCGGGACTTGGTTTTGGCCGATCTGCCTACGACCACAGATACCCACGCCTTCCTGACCTCGGAGTCTTACACCTGCACTACTGGGACTTGCTACACCGACATCTTCCGAGATTTAACGACCGCGGACATGCCCTCTGTGGTGTTCAAAACCACTCCGACACAGTGCGTAGACCAATTCTCCATTGGCATTGATTCGAGCGGCAATGCTGTCTGCATTTCGTCTGGTGTGGTGACAAGTGTGGGTCTGTCGGCACCCGACATCTTCACCGTGTCGGATAGTCCAGTTACAGGATCTGGGACTTTGGCCCTGACGCTGAACACTGAAACCGCCAAAACGTTTTTTGCCGGCCCAGTATCGGGTTCGGCTGCTGTACCCACCTTCCGCGTCTTGACAGCGACAGATATGCCATCCCCGCTGTTTAGCACTGCTCCAACGCTGTGCAGCGGAGAATATGCCACAGGCATTGACGCGTATGGCGATGCAGTTTGTGTGGCGGCGGGATCGGTGACGAGCGTTGGCTTGTCGGCTCCGAGCATCTTCACGGTGACCAATAGCCCGGTTACGTCCTCGGGCACCCTGACGATGACCCTGGCCTCAGAGGCAATCAACACCGTGTTTGCAGGGCCAGGGTCTGGCAGTGCCGGCACGCCTACTTTCCGCGCACTTGTGGCCGCAGACATCCCTGCAAATATCACGAGTAACACTACCGGTTCGGCGGGGACACTTACGGGCACGGTCGCGATTGCCAACGGCGGAACAGGCGCCACAACTGCTGCGGTTGCTTTGACCAACTTGGGCGCGGCAGGGCTGGCTACGGCCAACACCTTCACCGGCACCCAGACGGCCCCGGTCTTCAACGCTACCACTGGATTTGAAATCAGCGGAAGCTATGGCACGAGTGGCCAGTGCCTGATTTCCACGGGCACGGGGACGAGCTACCAGACCTGCACGGGAGGTTCTGTCACATCGGTGGCGTTGACTGTGCCGTCCATTTTATCTGTCACGGGCAGTCCCATCACAACGACTGGGACATTTGCGATTACTTTGGCCACAGAGACGGCGAACACTGTATTTGCTGGGCCGGCCAGTGGATCAGCGGCAATACCCACTTTTCGCGCAATTGTAAACGCCGATCTGCCGACCACGCTTACGGCCAGCACATCTGGCAACGCCGCGACGGCAACTGCGTTGGCGACGACACCGACAGATTGCAGTCTGAACCATGTGTCCTACGGCATTACTGCAGCCGGGAATGCCTACTGCTCGACGGATAGCGCTGCATTCTTGCTGTCTAGCCAGACCTTTACGGGGACAAACACCTTCCAAGGCGTGACGGACTTTCAGAATAGCCTCAAAATCTATTCCTCCGTTCCAACGCTCGATGGAACATTCACAGGCACTCAGATTACCGAGAACAGTGTGTTGGTCAATGTCCTTGAGTTAACGATTCCAAGCGGCCAGGAATTCTACGTTACTGGCGGGACGACTCACCTCAATAACAGTCTGACGGTTGAAGGAACAACCATTCTGAATGGTGCGTTGAATGTTGGCGGCACAGCCACCATGAACACCACCAACTTTGACAGCACAGCCACCCTATCGGCTCTGAATACGGCGACTTCCAGCAATAACTATGCCAGCAACAACTTGAATTTTAACTCAAGCTACTATGACGCGAGCAGCGCAGTACAAACGCCCAAGTGGACAATCGCGACCACGATTGGAACCGGAACAACGCCGGCAAACAATCTTGTGTTCTCTTTTGCAGACACGGGAACGGGAGTCAGTTCTCACACAGTTGTTCTTCCAAGCGCACAGCTAACGGGCTTGACCGGATGCTTGTATGCAGATTCTTCGGGCAACGTTTTGAGCAACGGACAGAACTGCGGTACGGAAGCTGGTGGAACGGTATCAACCTTTAGTGCGGGTAACCTGTCACCACTTTTCACGACTACCGTCACGAACCCAACAACCACTCCAGCCTTGACCTTTACTCTGTCCACCGCGGCAGCGCATACCTTCTTCGGCAACAATACATCGGCTACTGCGACTCCTGCGTTTGAGGCAATCGGTTCTAGTGATCTGCCAACCGATGTAGCTTACCTGGATGTAGCGCAAAGTTGGACGGGAGCACAGACATTCAATGGGGACGTAATTGTTGGTAGCAGCTATACGATTGCGTTGGGAAGCCTGACGGCAGGCAATTGCGTGCAAGCTACCACTGGTGGCGTGCTGGTTAGCGCTTCTTTGGCTTGCCAATCGGGAACTGTGACCAGCGTGGCAGTTACGGTGCCGGCACAGATGACAATTTCTGGAAGCCCGATCACTACGAGCGGAACACTGGCGTTCGGCATCAATGGAACGGGCACGGGAGATTTGCTTGCAACCGCCTCGGTAAAAGGGACCTCGGGCCATCTTGTGACATGGACGAGCAGCGGCGACTTGGGTGACTCGGGAGGCTCTGGCGGAACGGGGACAGTGTCCAGTGTTGGATTGAGCCTCCCAAGTGACTTTACGGTGAGCAATTCGCCTGTTACGACGACAGGAACACTCACGGCAGTGTGGGCCACAACGCCAACAGGCACTGGAGCGATTGTGCGAGCAACCAGCCCGACATTGGTCACGCCGAACATTGGTGCAGCCACGGCAACCTCATTGGTGGATACGGGCGCAGCGGCAACCAGCGGTGACTATTGCCTTCAGATTGATGCCAGCGGCAACATCACCAACACTGGAAGCTCATGCGCGGCTGCGACATCGGCGCGTGATGTGATCCATCTGGGTTACAACGGGGCACCGTTGGCGGCCGGACAAGTGTTTGGCTATTTCCTGCCATCCGCAGATCAGATCATCACCATTCCATCTGGCTGCACGAATAGTCGTGCCGTGGCAGCAACGGCGGCAACGGCTTCAACAACCTTGTCGATCACGCAATGCACTTCTGGATTCTCATCTTGCAGTGTGGTAGGGACTATCGTGTTCGCGGCGAGCGGCACGGTGGGGACATTCACATGCTCGTCCGCGATTACTCTCTCTGGCGTGGCAAGCAATGGGCTGTACATCGTCGCGCCGGCCACGGCAGACACTACGTTTGGCAACGTCGCAGTTTCCATTTACGGGACGCACAACTAGGAGAATTATGAAGAAAATCTTCGCGCTTATGATTCTCGCTTTGATGCTGGCATCCCGCTCGGAAGCTGCATTGACACTGATAACGACCATCGCTGTCGGATCAGACCCGCAGGGCATTGCGATCAATCCGACGACTGGGCTTATGTATGTTGCCAACGAGGGAGGAACTACCGTCTCGGTGATAGACATATCGACTGACGCTGTGACCGCGACGATCACCGGATTTTCCGGGCCGCGCTCCATCGTTATAGATACCAGCGCAAACATCTTATATGTCACCAACTACACTGGTGCGAAGGTGTCCGTGGTGGATGGTGCCACCAACACTATCACCACAACGGTGACGGTAGGGACTAACCCTGTTGGCTTGGCATTTGATGCGAGCGATGCAAAGCTTTTTGTCGCAAATTATGGCTCGTCATCGGTAAGTGTAATCAACACTTCAACAAACACCCTTTCTGCCACGATTTCAACTTTCGCTGACCCTTATGAGGTCTTATTTAACGAAAGCCTTGGGGTGGTTTATGTATCTCAAGCCTCAAGCAGCGCTTCACATGTGGATGTAATTGATGCTTCTACAAATGCCGTGTCGACCACGATAACGACAACGTATGCGTACTTAGAGGGGTTGTCTTTCAACTCGACGACAGACAGGCTGTATGTCTCTGCCACTTTGGCAGGATATTTGATTGTCATCAACACGCTTACGAATTCAATAGTCACAGCTATATCAGTCGCAACCAGTGGTAATCCGCGAAATATAGGAAGCGCGATCAATGGCCAATCAAATCTTATTTATACTGCAAACGGAGCAGCGCTCACGATCTCGACTGTTGACGGACTAAGGAATACAGTGCTGTCCTCCACGTCGAGAGCCGGTGAGCCATTCCTTGCAGTCTACTATCCCACAAACGATCGTCTGTATGTAACTTTGAACACGGGTAACGCCGTAGCGGTTTATTCAGTCGGGACCCCGACCTATGCATCGCAAGACAACGGAGTTTTTGAAACCTACTAGCGGGAGGCGGCAATGACAAACGAAGAAATGGCAAGAGAACTTACCAATCACAATGACCGTTTAGTCGTCGTCGAAAAAGGCGTAAATAGCCTTCTGCGATTTCAGATAAGCATTAATCGCAAGATCAGTTTTATGTACGGTGCTTCTTGGGTTTTGGGCATTGTGTGGACTGCTTTTTTGGCTACTGCTATCTGGGCTCTTGGAGTTGTTGTTCCCGCTGCCAAGGTCGTGGTCGAGGACTATTACCGCGATCATCCCCGGGCAGCTCTTGAGCAAAACTCTCAAGCGAGAGTTCTATCTTTGCTGGTTGCGGATGCGCAAAAAAATCCGCAAAAAGACTCTTCAACTGACAAAAATTCAAGCAAGGAAACTAACAAAAATTCGAAGTGATTTTAGCGTTGACCGCTGAAACAGAAGCCGTCAACATGGATTCGAGCAACGTGAAGGTGAGAGCGCAATGGCTTGGTGGAATAAATTACGCATTCTGATTTTCGGTTGCCCGCACTGCGGGGGCAGAGGCAAGATCAGCACAATTGCTGGAACATTTCCGTGCCCGTACTGCCGTTCGAAGTCAAAGAAAGTGCTTTGGAGGGACTTATGAGCAGCATCAAAAACTGGTTAGCTTCCTACAACATTACGACGCACAGCGTGGTTGTCGCCATTGCCTTTTTGACCAGCGGATTTTACTTTGTCCCGCCATTCCACGCTTTGGTTGTTGAACTCTACCACGCGTTGCCTGGATGGGCAGAAAAAGTTGTTGTTGCGGCAATTGCGCTTTACGCCTGGTATCGCAAAGGACAACCAGAAGCAGTCGTTCCTGTGGATGGCGCAAACAGCTTGCACATCAACTCGTAGTCGGCGAGTGAGGGGAATGAGCAAAATTCTTCAATGGCGACTTGTGACGGCGGACGATGTGGTTTCTGACTGCATCCGATTTATCTCCCGTGGACAAGTAAGCCATGTCGAATTCATTCTGCCGGATGGAACACAAACCATCGGTGCGCATCTGGATGGCGGAGTGGCGATCCGTCCACTTGAAAAATGCGCTGTGGATTATCGTTTCCAAGCCCAATGCACGGATGAGCAGTACACCAGCGCGATGGACTTCCTTTCTTGGCAGGTTGGGAAACCATATGACCTGACCAACATCGCAGGAATTTTGCTGAATAGGGATTGGCACAAGGGCTCTTCCTGGATATGCAGCGAACTGTGGGCCGCGACCTTGGAAGCGGGGCACTTGATTGGGAAGCTGGGAACAACCATCAACGCGTTTACCCCGAACGATAGCCTGATTGTTTCATTGGCGATGTTTGGGCCGGTTTTGGGATAAAGGAGAAACATGAATCGCAGAAAATTCTTGATGTCTTCGGGAATCGGCGGCGTGGCGGTGCTTGCGTCTCCCTCGCTGCTTGCTGTGGAAGGTTGCGACTTGTCGACTTTGAAGTCGTACTTGAACGCCGTTCTTGAGTCGGCCGAGAAGATTCTGGCGTTGTCGAGTTCGAGCGATAGCTGGTATACCACCTTGGTGGATGCCATTACCTCTCTGAAGGCAACAGAGAGCAATTGGGATAGCAGCACTGCCGTCGATGTTGTGGTGAGCGCTCTGGACACGCTGGAGGCGGTTTTGGCGGTTATCCCGGTCACGTCTTCCTACTCGGCGCTGATCGATCTGCTGGTTTCAGCGATTGAAACGGTTCTGACTACGTTTGTGAAAACCAGCGTGACAACGGTAAAGGTAAAGGCTCTGGCTGAGGCCAATCCGCATCGCGGTGTGGTGCCGTTGAAGAATCCGCACTTCTTGCAAAGCAAGGTGGGCGCATACAAAGCGCAATGGGATAACCTCGCGAATGGACTTGGCATTCTCGATAAGGTGAAGCTGTAGTAGCTTGCGCGGCTGTGCTTTGAGCAGCGCGGGGCGGGCTTAGATGCCTATAACCCCCTGCCAGGTGGGAATCCTGGCCAGCCGCACAACAATTTCTGATGCCGAGCGGCATGCCCCCCTTTAAGGGAACCAGCAATGGCTCTGCGAAAGGGGAAACTCATGCCATCCAGCGAGATCATGGGATTGTTCCGCAAGCACAAGCTGCACTCTGGCAAAGGCGGCAAGATTGTACGGAACAAGAGTCAGGCGAAAGCGATCCTTTTAAGCTATTTGCGGCGTGAAGGAAAAATCGGCCCGCAGAAAGGCAAGACGAAGAAGCGCGGGCGCCAAAAAAGGGTTGTCAGCAAGAGATGATTGCGAACATAATGATGCAGAATCACTGAGCAACATGCCTTCTCCTACATGGGGGGGAACAAGCAATGGCTCAAGACCAGCGATGGTTTTGGGCCATTGCTGTTTTTGCGTCGAAGAGGTGAGAGATGGCGAAGAAGAAAGCGGAAGCAGCATCCCCCAGTATGGGTGGCAGATCTGGCAGAGTGACAACGTCGATTGATAGCGCGGAGAACGGCTTCATTGTGCACACGAGCAGTGAAGGCAGTGGCCCCGGCAGCTCGTACGTCAGTAAGACTTTTGTTGCCCCAGATCATGCAGCGGCGCTTCGGATTGCCTCGGCGCACATCGAAAGCTGTGGCCCCAAGGCAAAGGGCAAAAAAGGCAAAGGCAAAAAAGGCAAGAGCAAGATCGCAACAAGCAAACGGTGATGAATGGCTTCGTACAGTTGGCTGACCTACGTGACAGCACGGCAACAACTAGCCTCCCGGCTGGCTGATAGCTCAAATGTGTTTTGGACAGACGCTGAGAATGGCTTGTACATCAAGCAAGCGCTGCGCGAATTCAATGCCCTGACTTTTACCTGGAAAAATGACTTTATCTACAATTCCTCGTCTTTGTGGAACTCGCTGGGACTTTTGACCACCTCTCCGCGAGTGCGCACGCTGACCTGCAATGACGCGTTCACGATGATGGAATACATGCTGCTGGAGCCGCCTACCGGAGGAACGTGGACTGGGACGACACAATTCACCATCAGCGATTTTGCTCAGGCATTGCAGCGGCGCCGCGATGAGATGCTGCAAGTTTCAAATTGCAACCAAAACTTGCTGGCCAACATCAAAGTGATGGCAAACACGCGACGGACGACGCTGCCCGATACGGTGATCGACGTGGAACGTGTGCGCTACATCCCTGTGACTGGTTCGCCCAACACGCTTTATCGCGACGACACAGTGGCGCAGGAGTTTTACGAACCGCCGCTTTATCAACAAAACTCCGGAACGCCGCAGACCTTCAGCCTTTCCTCCGAGCCGCCGCTTTCTTGGGATGTCGATGTGCCTCCCAACCAGCCGGGGACGTATGAAGCAGTCGTGCTGCAGTCGGGCGCGGCCTTCAGCCCTCCCACGGCGGCGCTGCTGGGCATTCCCAATGACTTTGCCTGGGCATTGGAGTGGGGAGCGATCGCCGATCTGCTGGGAAGAGAGCCCGAAGCCACAGATCAGGAACGATCGGCCTACTGCCTGCGGCGCTACCAGGATGGGTTGAATCTGCTGCTGAAGACGCCTTGGGCGATGCTGGGGAGAGTGAATAACGTTGCCTGCGATATGCCCTCGATTGCAGCGATGGATCGCTACATGCCGGAATGGGATTCAACACCTACCAGCTTTGGACCTTGCATCGTGTTGGGTGGCATCGATTTTCTGGCAGCTCCAACGTCGAGCGGTATCGGATTGACCGTGCTGGCCAATGCGCCGGTGCCGACGCTGGATGCGGACTACGTGCAGGTATCCCGCAGCAACTGGGATGCGGTGCTCGATTTGGCGCAGAGCATGGCCTGCTTTAAGCTGGGCGGCGCAGAGTTTCAACAGGCGTTGGCGCTGGAGTCGCGCGCCATTCAAGCGTGCTCTGCGGAGAACTCTCGGCTCAAGAGCACGGGCAGCTTCAGCGACATTCTGGTGCAGCGCGGACAGGCGCAAGATTTTAACCAGGAGCGGTACAACTCCGCGAACCAGCAAAAGCAGGGCTAAAAAGTCATCTCCAGTTCGACACGGGAATAATTGGTTCGTGGAGCAAGTTGACGTCCCGGCCTTTTTTCAAAACGAATTAAACCATATTGCTGCATTGTTTTAAGCGTTCTGGAAAGATTTGACTTGGCACGACCCGTCTGTGTCGCGAGTTCCGTAAGCGACTCCGGTTGTGTTTTTACGATTAACGCCAGAAGAGCCCGATTTTTATCGGACAAAACCTGAGCCATTGTTTCAAGAGACTGAAACCATACCTTCGGTTCTTGTGGACTTGGAACGTACTGTCCGCACACGATATCCATTGTCCGCTTTTTGTACTGTTCGAGGCTGGCAATTCCAATTTTCAAAGTAGTCATGGTGTGCTCCTTTTTTGCAAGATGGCTTCAACTTCTGTCCAAAAATCGGCCATCAGTGTTGCTGCATCCGTGTAGGGATAGAATCGAATTCTTTTCCCGCTGTGCTTGTGATCGTATTCGATAAAAGTTCGTGCGCCTGGGCCGGAAGTTTCATGAATCGGATGGGCATTGTCAAATCCCAACAATCGCGTTCCGTCTTTGTCGTGTAGCGTGAGCGAATAGCGCAAACCGTGCGGACGTTCAGGTGAAGCCACTACCTGCTTTACCTCAAATTTCACCCAGCAAATGCCTTTTGCATCTGCGACAAAACTCTCACCATCCAGCAGCAGCAACGCATCAATGCCTGCGTCTGGTTTCGTCATTCCTGTACGTTATCACCCGATCATAAATATGTCAAGCGATTAGCATTGCCATTAAAGACAAAATCGCCTACTATGCGTTCAGAACACGAGCAACATGCCTCCCGCTACGCGGGAACAAGCAATGGCTCAAGACCAGCGATGGTTTTGGGCCATTGCTGTTTTTATGCGTTTTTTGGGAGCGACGTCGGGGCATGATTTGCCAAGAATGCAAAAAAGAATTTAAGGCGGCTGCTCGTGGACGGCCCCCAAAGTATTGCAGCGCAAAGTGCCGGGAGCACGCCCGACCGGACACGGAGAGAAGGCGAGAACAAAGACGTTCTTCTTATCGCCGGTTCTATCAGCGCAACCGCGAAAAGGTGTTGGAAAAAAATGCGCAATGGGCCAAAAGCCATCGCAGCAAATTTGCAGAGTATACGCACACCTATCGCGAAAAACATCTGGACAAGGTACAGGAGTATGTCCGTTCTTACCACATTCAGAATAGAGACGCGATTTGTGACAGGGAACGGGCGTACCACAAAAATCATCCTGAAAAGGACAGAGAGTATCGGATAAGTCATCGCGCGAAAGGTAATAAAAGAGCACGAGAATGGCGCGCAAGATACTGCGCACAGCACCCAGAGGAGGTTCGCCAGAAAAACCGAGAATTTTATAGGCGCAATCCGGCGAAGTATCTTGCCAAGGAGCAGCGCCGTCGCACCAAAAAGTCAAACGCTGGAGGGGCTTATACGGCAGAAGAATGGAACGCGTTGCTTGATTCATACGGGCATCGCTGCTTGTGGTGTGGAAGAAGCGACGTAAAGCTGACGGTTGACCATATCGTTCCAGTGTCTTTAGGCGGAACGTCAAACATCGACAATATTCAACCGCTGTGTCGCTCGTGTAACTCCAGAAAGCGCACTAAGGTGATGGATTTTAGGGGGAGGGTACATGCCGCTTGAATTCCACGGAGTCGACTTAACCCACCCAGCCAATAGAGTGCCTAGCGGCCGGGTGACGATTGCCCAAAATATCCGTTCCTACTCGGTTGGCAGCATCAACTTCCGAAATTTGCTGACAACGGCGCTTTTTACGCTTTCCGATGCCATTCATTCAATTCGCCGCTTGAACGACTCCACGCCCAATGGCCCATCGGACGGTTATACGCTCATCAACGGTGCTGGAACCAATATGTACTCCGGAAGCACGGTTGTAGCGACAGGGCTAACTGGCAATCCAGTTTCCGAGATTCCGTTTCGGCCCAACACTTCTGTGCAGCCATGGATGTATGTGGGTGATTCAGCTATACAGGGAGCCGTCACTCTTGAAACGGAATACCTGATTACCAATACCCTCGGTGGCCATACCGCTGTTGATTTTCCATCTAACGGGCTGATGAAGATTCGCTCGGATGGTGTCTGCTACAAAACGGGCATCAAGGAGCCGCAACTTGCTCCGTCCGTTTCCACAGAAAATTCTAGCGTTACGACAACCGGTGTGCTCTACGCAACGGCGATTCCTTGGACAAACTATCCAACGGGAACAAATGCAGACTTCGATTACGGAGAGACAGAAGGATATCCAAATACCACCGCACCTGTCGACGGAACTGCGCCGTATACGATCAACGTTGAAAATGCTACGACCATAACGATTACCATTCCAGACCCCACGGACACGGTGATCATCAACGGAAGCGTGGTCACGACTCCAACGGCGACGGGGCCGACGCTGGCCCCAACCAACCCCGGGTACTATGTGCAGCCTGCTGGTGGAGTCTCTCCTCCCACGACGACGCCATCGGTGATTATCGGAGCATTTACGGATGGAGACGGCAATGTGATTGCTGCCGGAGCCGCACCGCTCTATCGACAGAACATCATTGACGTGGGCGGGACGTTGACGATAGCGATTGATGTCCCTTCGACAGCCGTGGATTTTCAAATCGGCATCAACTCGACAGGGAACACGTTCAGCGATAATTCTGGCTCTTTTAGCATCACGGTGACAGTGACGACAAATGCACTGCCAACAGTTACATCCATTCTTAGCACGATGACGCTTTATTACTGGGGGGATTCTCCGACATCCGGCCAAACAGGATCATATATCTGGAAAAATCCAGACGATTCTGCGGGCAGTGGACCAACTCGTACGACGTCCACTGCGGACGGAAGCACGACAGGGAACTCTTTTATCTTCGATGCGTCGTTTGGAACGGCGGCGGTTCCGGCTCTTGCTGCCGGTATCCCAGGATTGCCGGGCGTGGATATTTCCAGCGGCATCAGCGATATTACGGTTCCGATGGAGTGGTTCGAGCTGACCCCAGAGGGCGTTGTCGAAGGTGAAACCCCCGTGTTTGCCTCTCCCATTACGTCTACATACACAACCAGCACGACGTATACAAACTTCAACTTCTGCCTGACTGGAAGTATCTACATTCCGGCAGCGGGATATTACAAGTTTGTTCTGACCAACAAAGATCAAACGATTTGGGGTATCAGCGGAAGTCCCACCGTTGTTTCGGCTACAGCAACCTACATGACCGGCAACGAAGAAACAGTGGCAGGAACTGTCACGCTGACTGACTCGCAGATTTCTTCCTATGGCCAAACGATCTCGGTGGTAAGTGGTATTGCGCTTCTTCCCGTTGCTCCGTTGAAATACGACGGAACTTATTACAACGAGGCTGGCCAATGCACGGTTACGACTGTGGTTCTGCACTTTTCGGCCGCCGCGATTCATACGATCGAGATTGACTATGACTTTTGGTACCATTCTGGCCGCATTCTCCTCTTGATGGTGTCTCCAACTGCCTCAACAACGGCGGCTGGCGTGACTACGCCGTCAATTGTTCTTCCCTTGAGTTCCAAGGTCCGGGAAAGTGTGCAGTATCGCTATGTGTATCGCTCCAGCGCTACGGGAGCAACTTCCAATCCTTCGCCCGAATCGACGGCAGAAGCTGTTCCCGTTACCGCGAACACCATCACATCGCTTTGGTCCAACGACCCACAGGTCGATAAGGTCGACTACTACCGCGTCGATACCTCCATCACGGATTTTACGTATGTTTGCACAGGGCCAAATGACGATCTTGGAGGCGACGGAACAAATACCCCGGTTTCAGATTCGCTGACGGATACGGAGCTTGGCACTGACGTACTTGTTTACACCAACTATGAGCCTTTCCCCTCGATTGATCTGCCGCAGAAGGGCATTTGCTCGGTTTCGGGTAGCGTGATTACCTGGGTGAGCGGAGGCGCGATTGGAGGAACGGCCACTGGATTTAACACACGCTGGCTGTCAGGAACGATCATCCGGATTGGTTCTCCGACTTCTTTGGCCTATACGTTTATTGCGCGGCCCACAGCTGGTTCTTTTGCATCTTTGACCGCATTTGCGTTGAACTGGGTGATTGAAGATACCAATGGCCATTACCAGCTTGTTACAGTTGCGGGAATTTCTGGCAGCATAACTCCGACCTTCAGCACTACGGGCGGCACGACGGTTAGCGGAACCGTGACATTTACGGACAAGGGAATTGTCGTTCCTGACGGTTTTGTCAACGAGATTACGATTCCGGATGTTCCTGACGGAACCGATCTGGCCTACGAGATTTCAGAACCAATTTTAGCCAACCAGCCGTTGCCATATCAATTCGGCCCAACAGACAACATCAACTACACTTTTGGCGTTGGCGATACACTGCGGCCTGGAACGCTTTATTGGTGCTCGGGATCGAATCTTGATGCGGCGCCAGATACCAACCAGATGGATGTGACTGACCCGAGTGAACCTCTGGTCAATGGCGCAATGTCTGGTGGCCGGGGTGTGCTGTTCTCGATTCGGCGGGCATGGGTGATCATGCCCAACTTCTTCAACTCGCTGGCTACCGTGACGGGGACTACCGGATCAACCTGGACCTTGCAGGCCACAAGCATCAACCGTGGGCTGTTTATGCCTCGCTGCGTGGCGATCGAGGGCGGAGGGCTTATCTTCTTCCGCGTGGATGACGGAATTCACGTTTCGCCTGGTGGCGGTGCATCCAAGTCGATTACGGATCAGGATTTAGAATCGCTGTTTCCGCATGAGGATGAGGATGGCGGCACCAACATGCCGCAGCCGGTGACGCGACAAGGCGTGACAATTTATCCGCCCGACGATACGAAGCCGCAGTTGCAAAAGTTTAGCATTCAGAACGGCTACATGTACTACGACTACGTCGGAACCGACGGAGACCCGCACACCCTCGTTTATGACATCAATGCGCAGGGGTGGGTGTGGGATGTGTACGAATGGCCGGCGACGATCCACGCCGCAAACGAAGGATTGAACCAGCAGGGAGTGCTGGTGGGTTGCAACGATGGAACTATTCGGCAATTAGCCAGCAGCGGCACAGAAACCGGAACCGCCATTGTGCAAACATCGGCGATTGGTGGAAAGGGATGGCAGACTCTGGGGCCGATTCTGATTGTTGAATATTCGTCTTCTTCTGCCATTACGCTGACAGGCTATGCGGTGGATGTGGACAACGGCAGCTATGGGCCACCGGCGATCACGATTCCCTCGTCGGGCGGGGATCTGACAAAAATGAAACTTGTTTGCGGCCCGAGCAAGTGGAAGCTGCTGTGGTTCCAATTTACTTCCACAGCTCCGTTCGAACTCAACGTGGAAGGCTTTGTTGTGCAGACAAAGGACTGGGGATCGACAGGGGAATACAAGGAAGTGCAGCCCTTTGCCGAAAGTGGAGGAGGCGGATAGAGTGGGGAAAATCACGATTACAGCACGGCGATGCACGCGCTGCGGAGCGATACAAGTCGCTCCGCCTCCGAACGGTTTATGCCCAAAATGCACGATCTGGAAGGCTAAGCAAAAATGACAATCAATCTTGAATCATTTCGCTATCCGTTTGAAACGGAGATTGCCAACGAAAGCGATGGCGCAAAGGTTGCGCACCGCAACGCCTTCCAGGGAATCCTTGACTTGAATCAGGCCGTCGCGTCTTTGAAAACCCAGTTGACAGCCGCGACGACGTCAACAACAAGTTCGAGTTCGAGTTCAAGTTCGAGTACAAGCACGTCAAGCAGTACGTCCACGGGGACGCAGACGGTTGTTACCAATTCTGCGACAACCACGATTGGCTACGTAAACGATCAAACAGGAGTGACGGCCTACACCACGTTGCAATCGGATTATGGCAAGTTCATTATTCTCGATGATGCTTCGGCGATTGCCGTTACACTGAGCGTTGGATCGTCTGCCCCTGCAATCACGGTGCCTTGGTATGCCGTCTTCCTTAATTTTGGTGCTGGCACAGCGACACTGACACCGATCGATGGAACGATTTCGTACCAGGGAAATCTTGCCGCTGCATCCATGCCTGTTGCTCAGGGTAGTGCGGCGACGGTGGCTTACGACGGCACGGATTTTTGGGCGGAGCTGGTTCCGCTTGTTGGTGGCGTGGTCACGCAGATTATTGCTGGAACCAATGTGACGGTTTCACCCACCAGTGGAGTGGGTGCGGTCACGGTAAACGCTGTGATCCCAGCACCCACCCTTACGACGTTGGGTGGTGTGGAGGCCATTGCGGCCGTTAGCCATGAGTGGATCAACTCGATCAGTACCGATGGTGTTCCGCAACTTTCTCAGCCGGCAATTGCCGATATTTCTGGATTGTCGGATGAGCTGGCGCTTTTGGCGCCACTGGCGTCACCAGCGCTTACGGGAACACCTACCGCGCCAACAGCGACGGCTGGCACGGATACGACGCAGATCGCGACAACGGCGTTTGTCGAGTCGGAGATCACAGCGGGCACTGTGGCTATCGCCAAGGAGACACTGAACAGCCTGTCGGGAACAGACGCGATGCTCACGCTGGTCGAGGGCGACATCCTCTCGGGCACTGACAAGGTAAGAATCGCGGTTGGCGTCACAGACTCTGATGCCGGTTATCTGGAGATCGCCACGGCTGATAATGGCGATGAGCCAATCTATGTCCGGCAATACTCTGGGTCGAATGACTTCACCACAATCGTACACAGCCTTACACTGCTTGACGCATCGGGCAATACGATCATCCCTGGCATTCCAAATATTGCCAACCTGTCCGTCTACGCCGATAACGCGGCGGCTATCACGGGGGGACTTGTGGCGGGTGATCTCTATCGGACAGGCTCCGATCCTGACCCCGTCTGCATTGTCCACTGAGCCAAAGCGTTTTTGCGTAGGTGGCTTTTTGGATGTGGCATATAATCCTGATGAAAGATGCTTTCCGCTTTTAGAGAAATGTTTGCTAGATGACGGTAAGCAAAAGATTTTTTGAGCGACATGCCCCCGCATTTGCGGAACAAGCAATGGCTCAAGACCAGAAATGGCCTTGGGCCATTTTCGTTTTGGGAGGTGGGCATGTCGTTTTGGTCGAGCTTATTTGGGGGCAGTAATTCTACCCTCTCGAAAGATATGAATCAGTTTGGCCAGATCGGCGGATTTGCCACTGGACTGGGCGAGAAAAACTTGTCCCAATCGTCCAACTTCATGTCCTCGATTCTGTCGGGTGATCAATCTAAAATCGGCGGTGTTTTGGGTCCGGAGATCAGCAACATCAAAGGGCAGGGCCAGTCAGCAAAAATGGGCGCTTCGCAGTTTAACAACCGTGGTGGTGGGACCAATGCCACTATGCAGTCTGCAGACGACACATCGCGCGCTTCCATCAACAAGATGATCTCTTCTCTGCTTGGCAACTCGGCCAGCGGACTGGCCAGTTCTGGCAGCAGCCTTTTGGGGCAGGGAATGCAAGCCTATGGACAACAGGCACAGCTCTCGCAGGAACAGATGTCGAACTGGTCAAATAGCATCTTAGGTCGCGGCCTCACAAGCGGAATTTCTTCCGCAGAATCCTTCGGTTTGGGCGCTGCTGGCGGTTCGCTTTCTGGTACTGGAGCAGGCGCTATGAGCGGATTGAACAGCTATTGGTCGAACTCGCAGTAAGGGGTAAAGCATGGCAAGCGGCGATGCATGGAATGCGGGATGGAATCTGGGAAGTCAACTTGCCGCACATCGGCAGGCACGGAAGGAAGACCTTTCGGATAAGGAATTTGGCACCAATTTCAATGAGCTTCAGACAAACATTGGCAATCTGCAGCAGAAGTTAGCGACGTTCCCAGAAGGAAGCAAAGAGCGAGACGCAGTGCAACAGAACCTTGCGCAAGCTCTTGAAGCCCGGAACAGCATGTTTGCCAAACAGCCCGGCGCCATGCAAAAGTTCGGGCACTTGCTCCATCTGACGAAAGCGGAACCGACACAGCTTCCAGCACCTCCCGGATATCAGCCGACATTGCAGACCAGAGGCCAAGCGGCGCCGGTTAAGCCCCCGCGCACGCCTGGGGAGTTGCGCGCACGAGCAGAAGCCCAAATGATGGCTGGAGCAGCGCCAGCACCTTTGACAGAGAAGCAGCAAGCAGATCAAGCAATTCAGAAAGCACGAGCCGGCACGGCTGGCATGATGGAAACTGTTCAGGGTGGTATGGATGCCATCAAAAGATTTCATCCAGACGCAGCGCCAGAAGAAATTAAAAAGCTGACGGATAACTATCTGGATACTGTTCTGGGCACCACAGACAAAAAGACTATGCTCAAGCCCCTCGCGGGAACAAAACCGTATAAGGGAGCTGATGGTAAGTATTACCAGCCGATGCAGAATTCGCTGACGGAAGCAATCACCGCCGAGCCGATGCCGGAGGGTTACACTCCCCCAGAGCAGCGCCCGCTTTCGCCTGGTCCAGAGTATATGCGTGCCCTGGTCAAAAAAAATCAAGGGCAAGAGTTAAGTCCAGAGGAACAGGCTGCGCTCAAAAGCTATCCCGAGTATATCCGCCAAACCAGCGTTATCCCTGGCGAAGCTCGTATGGTGGCGTCCGCACAAGCACGACCAATGGTTGTCGTGAATCCTGACAATCTGAACCAAACCATGGTCGTGTCTGCAGGAAAAGCCGAGCGGGGTAAGTACACTACTCCGGCAAGCGTCGGTTATCAGATCAACGTCGCTGGGCATAAAGCTTTGATTCCGAAGGGACTGGGATCAAACTTAGCGGCTTTGGGAACGGCTGAAGATCACTTGAAATTGGCCAGAAGCTTGGTTGATACCCTTGGCACAGGAAGTATTCCTTTGTTTAATCGCGCAAGCTTGGCGTGGTCGAAAGCTTTGGGCGAAACCGCGCCCACGAATTTTGAAACTGTCAAAACATCGCTTGAAGGCGAGATGGCAAGAGCGTTTACCAACGTTGGCGCAACCCAAGGAGAAATTGCGGCGATCAGATCATCCATTACCGAGTCAAACTCTCCACAGGCGCTGAAGAGCGCACTTCACTATGCAGACCTGACGATGAAGGCTCGTAAAAGAAATCTTTGGGCAATGGCTCACCAAGCGGGGCTTAATGCGCCTAGCGGTGGCGGAAACGCGCCGGCACCTGCACCGCAGACAAACCGTCCGGGTACCTCGGGGGCTTTACCGCCAGGGTGGAGATAAATGCCAGACAAAGCATGGAATCCGGTTCAGGAAGTTCGCACCAAGTATCCCGGTCTGAAAGACTGGTCGGATGACCGTATTCTTCAGAACCTTTCCGATCCAAAGCGCTTCCGCGCAGCGTTTCCGCAATACTCGAACCTGGGCGATGATGTCATCAAGCGCAATCTCTCCGGATTGCGGAGCGCAAATCTTCCTCCTGGCGTACGCATCGCAGGAAAAAATGCTGCGGGACGACCGATGTATGCGCCAGAAGAAGCTGCGAAGCCTGTAGGTGGTGCAGCATCGAGATTTGTGTCAAGCGCTGGACAGGCGGTTGGTGGTGCAGTGTCCGGACTTTATCACGGGGTAGTAGAAGGGGCACAGAATCCAGAAGAAGCAAAGGTAGTTGAAAAGACGGGCAGAGCTGGTCTACTTGCCAAGCGTTTTTGGATTGATCCAACGTCGCAGCAAATGCAACAGACAGCCAGCGAATTTCAACAAGCGCGTACGGCACCAAATAAATACGTTGCGCGTGAACATGCTCAAAAGACGGCTGCTCATGCGCTTGCTACGGCTGTGCCTAGTGTGGGTCCATGGTGGCAGCAGGTGGGCGAACAGGCCGGTACGCAATGGGGTTCTGGCGACATTGCTGGTGCTCTCGGAACTGTTGCAGGCAATGCAGCAATGCTTTTAGTGCCGCACGCAACTAAAAAAGTTTTTGGTGCAGGAGGCGCTGCGGCTCGTGGTGCTGCGGAAGCGATTACCGGTACTGGGCCGCGCGGATTGAAAAAACTTGCGCAAAGCACAGTAAAAGCCAATGTGGATGCTGCACGTGAGCACTTGGAGAAAACGCAAGATGCTTTGCACGAAACGGCAGGGAAAGAGCTGACGCGTGCGGACAAAGTAAAAGCGACCGACGAAGTCGAACGGGCCAAGCATGGACTCGATGTCGCCAAAGTGCGGGCGGATAATACGCGCGTGCGTACCAAGCACGCTGCGGAGGTCGAAAAAGTTCGCGCGGAAAACGACAGAATTAGGGCAAAGCATAAGGCCGCTGCCGATCAGATTGCGCAGGAAAACGCTGCAACCGATCATGCGCTTGAACTGCGGCGTGCAGAAGAAGCGGGACTTCAGCAGGATACAAGCGCCTATTATGGCAAGGAAGATGCCACCAAAGCCAAAGCCAAGGCAGCAAAAGATAAGGCATGGAAGCCCTGGCACGACAAGATGGCCGGAGTCACGATCGATGGCGGGGAGATTTCTGAACCACTGAAAAAGATCACTGCGATCTCCCCCGAAGTGACAAGAATGGTTAACCAGCTTACCCCCGATCCGGAAGATGCACCTCCCGAATCGCAGTATGCAAAAGATCGTGCAGCGATTATGAAATCGCAGGGGTACAAAGAAGATTATTGGGATCTTCCCCCAGAGAAAAGAGCAGAAGTCGACAAGATTGCCTCGACCAACGGTTTTGAACCAGAGCCTATTGATTTCAATCCGCAAGCAGGGGCTGCAATCCCGGCAGAACAGGTTCATCGTGCAAGATCAATTGTTGGCCGTAACGTTTACAGCGGAAAGTACGAAGGTCCTTTGCTTGGCGAGATGAAGCAGCTTCTCAAGACGCTCGATCAGGCCGAAACAAGAGCGTCTTTGAACGCAGGGGCGCTGGATGACTTGAAATCTGCTCGCGAGGAGACGCAGAAATACCAAAAGGCATTTGGACGGGAACGGCATGTTCCAAAAACGCAAGACGAGATTCGCAAGCGGGAGGCCAATCCCGAGCAGTTCGACGAGGAGAATGACCGAGAGCGTTTGAATGCGGCGCAAGTATACGACCCTTCGTTAGTCAAAGACTACGAGAAGGTACAGGCGCGGCGGGAACAACTGAAAAAAATGCAGACGGAGGATCAGCTTCGCAAGGCAAGAAAGCAGATTCCATCACCTCCCTCGGAAGACGATTTGCGCGAAGGTTATCGCTTGAAGCCAGAGCCAGAGCCTCCGACGGAGGACGACTTGCGTCCAGGATACCGTCTGCAAACGGAGCCTGAACCTCCCGCGCCAGCTGAAGGAACGGTTGCACCAGCCGAACGCGTTGCTCCACCGGACCGGCCGAAGGATCAGACGGTTACCCCCGCAGATCGTTTGGCAAACATAAAAGCGGGTATTGCGTCGACGGCAGAAAGCTTTCGCCAGCAAGGTATTAGACGTACGCTCAACTCGCTTTTCTGGACAGTTCCTATGTCGATTATGTCGGCTGGAATGGGCCATCCAGGATATGCGTTTGCAGAAGTTGCGATGGCTCCGGTGATTCTTGCTGGTTCTCATGCACTTGCCGCTTTGTTAGAACGACCTGAAGTGACCAACTGGCTTGCAAAGGTTACACCAAGAGAAGTCGCGATGTTCAATCGTCTTCCGGAAGAAGAGAAAGCAGTTTTTACGCAGAACTTGAATACGATGGTGAAAGCTGCAAAGAAAAAGAAGTTTCCAGTGTCGCAAGCCCTTACGGCTTTTGTGGCTGGCAGCGGCGCTACAGCGTCGACGCCCAAGACGTTGCAGCAACTGCGGCAGGAAGCACTGAAGCGGCAGCAACAACTACAGCAGCAGGGCGCACAGGATGAGACGCCTGACGAAACAGCGCCAGATGCGGGAGAGTCTGATGCGACTTCACCAGACCAGGACGAGCCAGAGACGGACGATACGACAACGGAAGATGATTCTGGAACAGAAGACTAAGTCCGAAAAAGTCCAGATTCTGGACTAAGGAGAATATTAAATTGTCTGAATCGAGCGTACCTTACGGATACTGCCAATGTGGATGCGGAGAAAAGACGGCTCCTTTTCGCTATGGATGCAAACGCGATGGAACAAAAGCCGGAGAACCGCGTAAATATGTAGCTGGCCACAAACGCCATCATTCAGAAAAAGCAAAAAATAATATGTCCAAAGCTTTAAAGGTGCTTGTGCATGGAGAATATGTAGGCAAAAAAGCCACAGCTGAATACTCCGCGTGGTTCAATATGATGAGAAGATGCTATAACCCTCGTCGAACCGATTTTAAGTATTATGGTGCACGCGGCATCGGAGTATGCGAAAGATGGCGTGCGTCATTCCCCGACTTTAGAACAGACATGGGCGAATGCCCCAAGGGAATGCAGCTGGATAGGAGAGATAACGATAAAGGCTATACTCCTGAAAATTGCAGATGGGCAACCCGGACTGAACAGCAAAATAACAAGCGCAATAATGTGCACGTTGAATGGAAAGGCTTGCAAGTAACTGTGACTGATCTTGCCAGAATTGTAGGAATTAAGTCAAGCAGGTTGAGGCAAAGATTGAAAAAAGGATGGCCAGTTGAAAAAGCGGTAACGCAACCTTTTATGGTGTGTGGGCGATATGCAACCAAGTGCTGAAATACTTACTGCATTCGAAAAATGTTCTCGCATGGCGTTCTGGATGCTGTCCTGGCAGCGATACAAAATGGACGCTATTCAGATGCTCCAAGCGGGAGTGCGAGCAGGAGTTCTGGAAGCAGAACGGAAAGATTGGGGGGAGGTGGCTGGTGAACAAGTTTATGGCCTTGGTGTTGAGCCTGGGCTGGCCACATCCAGCTACGACGTGCACGCTGAAGTGTCCCATCTTGCCTGCCTTGCCGACATCGTGACAACGGCGATCCGCAAACCAAGCGAACCACCTTGGAAGATTCCTGAAGATCTTCCGCTATGGAAGCCGTCGTGCTTTCTCTCTCCGGATGGACTTCATCTGCGCCGCATCGTGCTGGTATCGAGCTGGAACGATGATCGCCATTACCACGAGTGCCGCTCCTGGCAAAGCATGGGTGCTGTCTGTGCCTATGGCCTACCACTGCAGCAAGTGGTGGTTGTCCTCGGCCAAAATCGGAGCGGAAAACGGCATTCTTCTTGGACGCGAGGCCTGAGACATCCGGTCAACAAAAAGCTGCGTTTTCGCAAGAAAAACGATGTGAGCGAGGGCTTTAAAAGCACCTGGCTTCCAGTTTGGCGGGAAGATTTTGACGACATTTCGACCCACGATTGGCTTCAGGCGATGCTCGATGATGGCGTGCTTCAGGACCTGTGCTTTACCGTCGAGATTCCGGTGCCAGAGAAATCGGCGCGTCAGCGCATTCTTGATCTGACGGCCAGCAAACTCGAAAAAGTCCAGAATCTGGACTCGCTGCCCGAGCCGCAGCTTTCTACCTGCGATTGGCCTGTCCCTTGCTGCTTTCGTGAGAATTGCCACTCTGGCCGTTCCCCGCGCAAGGGCGTGTTTCGGATGGTAGGGGAAGCCGCTTAGCGATTTGATTCAGATCCTGGCGATTGAAGATCGGCGCTCATGATTTCTTTGAAAGTCTGCGGATACTCTTCCAGAAGCTGAAATTGAATTTTTCTTTGTAGAGCATACTTGTTTTTATTACTTCTGGAGTAATAATCGCTTTCGCTAACGTTCTGAAGCACCCAAGCGCGCGAGACGTTCCATTTTGTGGCAATCGCCAGTGTCTTCATCCCGCGCGCATGATCGGAAATGATGCCCTTGGTTCTATCGGCCCATTCGAATTTTGAATCTGTGTGCATGTTAGTGCCAATTTCCTCCAGCCATACCGCTGCCGTTGAGAAACTTGTCTTCGTCGTCTAAGGCATCGTCAAGAACAGTCTCTACGGCACCGCCACCGACGCGTGAAGCCGCTAAGGTGCGTGCCGCTTGCTGCGGCGCGACAAAGGGCACAGGAGCGTCCGAAACCACGCGTGTAAGGTCGTAGCCGGCATTGGATTGATAGCCGGAACCGTCTGGCAGTTGTGGTTCGTAGCCTTGTCCGTTTGCAACTGGATTCTGCTGATTGCGCAGCGCCGCGATGGTTCTTTGCAGACTGGGGATCTCGGCATTCAAAACAGCCCAGGTAGAGGCCGCGCGCGCACGCTCTTCGATCGCCCGAGCGAGACGCTTCTCCGCAGCCGTCAGCGCAATGCCGAAGACTCGCGTTTCACGTCGTGCATTTGGCGCAGACACCGGACGCTCAATGACGAACTTGGCTTTGCGGCGCTTGCGGGGTGCCTTTTCGTCGGTTGTTGGGTTCTTGTCTTTTCCCCAGCGTGCCTGCGCTGCTTTGCGGCCAAGCGCACGCCGTTTGGATGGCGTCAGCTCGTTCATTCTGGCTTTGCCGCCGCGTACTTTTGAGCTGGCATCCGTTTCTGTGGGAAGAACGGGGGCGGGGGACTCGGAAAGAGGTTCAGTCACTTGTTCCATGACCGCATCATCCCCCGATGCCAGCTAAAACGCAACGGTGATTTTTTGTCGGGCCAATCTCAAACAGTTGCATCTGTTCGATGCACTCATACTGCGTTGCGACGGAACTGTCAGCAACGATACTGCGCTGAAGATGGAGTTGCATCTATGCGATGCACTTTAACTATCTAGTGCTCCAGATCCCCAAAAGTTGCTGCGATCAATTGCCGGTTGCATCTATCCGATGCACTTCAACAGCATTGCTATGTGGTGATTCCTTTGGCCAAAGTCACGGCGCATAACGTTGCATCTGTTCGATGCACTTTGACTACACGGTCGATTAGTTCCAGGTGTTGCACCTGCTCGGTGCACTTCAACTGTCTTACTGCTACCAATTCTGTGCATTTTTCAAGTGGTGCAAATGTTGCATCTGTGCGATGCACTGCGACTGCTTTGCTACTGCAACGCTCCTAAATAGAAAATTATTGCGCTTTGTTGCATCTTTACGACGCACTTTGACTACGTTGTGATGGCGCGCCAATTATAACGCTTTAGAGTTAAAGACGGTCAAGGACGGTTTTTGGCTACTTGAGGTTTGTGCTGCCCTGCCGGTTGAAAGGCGTTGAGTAGGTTTCATTTCCCGGTGAACCGCCATACTTGGCAACGTAATATGCTTGGTACAACGGAAAGGTGATCGAGTTGCGAAAACGCAGTTCTGGGTCGCTGTTGATGGTCTGGCTTGCCGTATGGTAAACCGGGATACCAGTATCGATGCATTCATAGCCAGCAAGACGAATACGACGGTAATAGTCGTTATCACCAAAGTAGGAGTGGAACGTTGTATCCCAGAGTCCGACTGTGTCGATCAGCTCTGTGTTCAGCGCTGCCAAAGCGTCATAGTTGGTGAAGAGAGTGCCCCACTTGCGTCCTTCGACATTCATCCGCCGAGCATACTCCACCAAAGCCAAGCACGAGCCTGGATGGGCTTCAGCGTCCGAATGCATCCAGATCGCAATCTTTGCGCCCTGTGTTCGGGTATTCATCATCGCGAAATTAATGGACTGGATTGCGGTCAGCGGCACCGTAGGGCGAAGCACGTGGACATACGGGATCGGCACTTCAAGTCCGTTTGTGGAATTGTCAACGACGGTTAATTCCTTCCACAAATCGCGTGCGCTTGCCACCGCTTTTTGGAGAAGATCTTCGCGGTTTACATGGAAAATATAGGCACGATAGTCTGTCATGCTTCCTCCGCTGTACTTTATCGTGAACTCCGTAAGATTTGTGCTGGGATATTGCCCTGCCCCATGGAGTGCTCGAACTGAAGAGCTGCCACACCGGCATAGAAGGGGATTTTCAGCTTGTCCCGCACTTCTGCCTCCACCGCATCCCGCAGCTCGACCAGCCGCTCGGGCGAAAGGTCATCGGTCCAGACGTACGACTTGTAGTCGCCGGGCTTGCCTTTGTAATACATGGCATCCGTGGCGTAGTTCACGTCGTGCGTGTAGAGCTTGTCCCCGTGGGTTTCAAAGACATAAAGGCCATCTTCCTGAAGGCGTGCGTAGTCGTAGTAGGCGCAGCCAGGATATGTGGTGATGATGGTGCAGTCGAAGTCGTCGGGCTTTTCCTGAAGCAACCAGTCGCGCGTGGTCAGGATTGTGGCTTCCGATTCCGCTGGGTGGCCAAAGCTCATCAGCGCCTTGACCTTGAGCCCGTGCTGGTGAGCGATGTGCAACATGCGGGTATTATTGGCCACGGTGGATTTTTTGTTCATGTTGCGCAACATCCGTGGATGCGCTGACTCAAAGCCGCAGAGCAGCCAACGGAAGCCGGCTGCATACATGGCCTCGGCCTGCTCCTCCGTGAACAGATCGGACCGGACAAAGCCGCGCAGGCGCCAGTCAATGCCGGTAGATTGAATGCTTCGCATTAAATCTACAAGGTTAGGATTGACGTTCAGCTCGTCGTCGTAGAAGTTGATGGCGCTGACGCCGTACGCTTCATGCAGGTGCAGCATCTCCGCAATCACGTTCTCGGTAGAGCGGCGCCGCATCCGCCGCAGCATGGG